CCATATAGGCGCAAGGGTCTGGAGTCACTGAACTTTTCTTGCCATACTGGAAGACAAACTTGCCCTTCTCATTCGTGATGATATGAGTCACGTAGAAATAGGTAGAGAAGAAGCCCTTGTGCTGAACGAAGTTGCAATCGTCCAAAGCTCCTTCCTCTATCTTGTCTGCTCCATGCGCATTGTCAATGTCGGCATAGAGACCACGACAGATGTCACCCACCTGCAAAGAACCATAATCATTCTCCTCCAGATGCAGGGTAATGGTACGATTCTTCACGTCCACGCTCTCTATTGTACCATATCCGTTCGTATTCCACTGCTCTGCCTTTGTAATGGAAATTTCGTTGAAGACAAACTTAGGTGCTGATATGAACTGACGGGCATAGATGCTGTTTGCCTCTATATTGCCCTTCTCATCTATCTGAGCACCCTGACCATAAGGACCAGAAGAGAAGTTGTTAGTAAGAAGACGGAAGAGGCTCAGAGTACCATCAGCCGACCATTTGCTGTTTCCGTCACCAATGTTCAATCCTTGCAAGAACTTCTGTATCTTCTCCCAAGTTACTGTGCCCTTTGCGGTATCATCATTTATCTTCGAAATAAAGTGTTTACTTCCCTCTGTCGCAACCTGATTCTTGACCTGTGTAGTTGTCAAGCCTGCACCAGTTCCTCCATTCCCGCTTTGAAGAGACGAGATCTGCTGCTGCATCTTCTGGATAGTTCCAACCTCCTTATCCTCGCGAAGAGTTATATCGTAGGTAGGAATCTTTCCATCTTCTTCCTTGATCGTGAGCTGGTCTATGGATATTACACCGCCAATCCTAAGATCCGTATCTTCGAACTCCATAAGGTCTCCGGCTTTGAGCGTGTCATGAAGACTCTTGATAGCTCCGGTCGTATCCTCTTTGGTCTGGTCATGCTGTCTTGCCATGAAAAGCTCATCAACCTTTGGCTGGTATACATATCTTGTATAGTCGTTCTTATCAAGATACGCTATTGCGTACTTAAGGAGTTTCAGAGACGCAGCATTGACATACGAATCAGGAAGTGTAATGCCGGTAAGAACAAAATGGTCGCCTTTCCTGATAGGATAGTCCTTGTATGGGAACCACAGCTCAAGAGCATCATCCTTGCTCCTCTCAATAGTAAGTCTCCATCTACCATCAACCTTGGTTGAGGATGCCACTTTGAATGTTCGTCCGCCGCACATACCATCTTTCATGGAAATGGAGAAATCGTCATCCGCTAAATCTTTTATATCGAAATCAACAGCTTTGCTGAGATAAATATCAACATTATTCGGACCAGGGTCGCCATCATATCGGCCGTCATCATCAGGAGCGACGCCCTCGTCAATCTCATCCACACGCACGCCACCGATTTCCATCTCTTCGATGGTAGGGTAGATTTCAATGATTCCATTTGTCTTATCATCTGTATCAAAGAACTGTGACGCCGAACGTAGACCAATCTGATCGATGTTGATGGAATCTATGTATGGTCTATGCGGGTCAGTAGAGAATCTGTGTTGTTTCCCGGTAGGGTTCACGTACTTCTTCTCCTCATCCGTGAGTGAATCATAGAAGTCACTCAGCGATACATGAGGAAATCCTGGCAGCATAAGCCTGTTGATTGACATATTGTTCGGGAGATTCTCTGCATATTCCTTCATGGACGAAGGAACGATCTTCTTGTTGAGGCCGGATGTGATATACATCTTCGTGTTTCCTGCCTTAACCTGTGCAATGAACGCATCCAGCTTCTCCTTTGATTCCTCATCTCCACTATCAACCTGAGTTCCTTTTAGCTCAGAGTAGAATCTGCATTTGTTAGAGTTGTACGCCTGTGTCACATAACCCGTAATGATAGTCTGGAAATCGAATGTTACCTGAAGAACCCAACCAAAAGACTGTTCCTGAGACTCGCCGGAAACAATGTATTTCCTCTTATTCTTGAAATACGTCTCGATATAATCGATGTCCAGTTCAAGCTCAACATTCGTGCTTGCCTCAACAACTTTCGTTATATTAGCCACATACTTTACACCTAGGTCGGCATAGTAGTGGGAAGGAAGATTCTTTTCGGAGCCATAAGCTCTCAATCTCGTAACGACACTCTGGTCGGAATCAGCGTTTTGAACAATCTCATACAATCCTTCACCGAGACCGTACTTGAATATATGGTTTGCCTGTATTCCGGTAGTACCGACATATACGTTTCTTCCTCTGACGATGAAGTTTATGCCCCACTTCTCGTTCACAAGCGAAAGGGCCTGCCAACAGGTCTGTGAATCCACTGTGATAGACATCGATTCGATGACGTTATCTCTTGTTCCTTCGCCGTACATTGACATCCACTCGCTTTCCAGGGCACCACGCTGCACGGAACGCTCCATGTTCCTGGAGTAAATCTTCCAAAGACCCTTACCAATCTGCTCGTCGAGGTTCGCCTGAATCCTGTCAAGCAAATCGTCCAGAGTCTGTACGTAGAATGGGAATTTCGGTAGGGCGGTGTAGTGGAGTTCGTTGTCGTTCAATACCACATCGAGGAATTCAGCTCTAGCAAGCTCATCCTGCAATGCATTGAACTTTACGCTGTCATATACGAAGCCCTCACCGTAGGTGTCAGGTCTTGCCTGCTTATCTTTGCCCGGCTCGTAGTTGAGCTCAAACCGCTCGCCACGATAGACAATATAGTCGCCTATCTGAAAGTTGATAGGCACTTCATGCTTGAAATTGATAGTCACGAAGCACTCACCCATCCAAGAATCGGAGTATTCCAATCCATGAACGGTTATCTGCTCTCCGTTAACGTCTGTCAGCTTCGAGCCATCCTTATGATAAATATTCCAAGTACTCATGTGTCTTTATCCTAAATTTGAAATACTGCCCTGTGCGTCCATGATTGGCTTGATGTCAGTAACAGGGTCGTTAAACTTGAAAGTAATAGAGAGGACTAGCAAGTCCTCGTTATCCGGATCCCTATATAGGTTTGGATCAATATCCTTAAGTCTTACATGCTGTCTTCCGATTCTATTGAAGTCGCAATACATCTTCATCATGCCTGACTTGCGGATGTAATCAATAAAAGCCTTACATTTCTCGTTAGCGCCGAAAGCCTCACCGTGGAACATAAACTTAACCTTATTCTCGTAGGCTGCCATATAAAGTCCATCCTTTCCGATATATTCGTCATCACCATGCTCATCGTGCCACTCCCTTTTCGCTGGTTCCTTGACAGAATCACAAGGCTTGAACGGACTCTCGCTAACGTACATACCGAAGTCGGCGATGGAGTCCTTTACCTCGTTCCCATCGCCTTCCTTCTGCATGTATATCCTGAAATAATCTTTCATACCTTAATTCAACTTTTTATAATTGCAAATATACAAAATAATACATAAATATGCAAGAGATATCCGATTAAAAATGTATAAATATACAAAAGAGGGCACAGAAATAGATCCACGCCCCCGATTATTACTTCATCTTCAATGATTTTGTTCCGTTAAGAACTCTATTGAAGTTGTCGTTATACTCAACGAATATACTTTCAATCCTCTCGGCCGCATCCGCATTGCGTAACGTATTTCGAGCAATCGCATTGAGTTGTGTCAGCTGAGACTTCGCGATCTCACTCATCTCTGGATAGTACTTAGCTTGTTCTGCTCTCATGACAGAGCAATCGAGCCTAATTGCGTTGAGGTATGAGGCAATCAAGTCTCCGGCCTCCTCGGTAATACTCTTGACTGAGTTCCTTGATGACGAACTGCTGTTGTCGGACCATCCATATACTTTCTTAAGATAGTCACGAGTAGCTTCTATCTGCTTTGAGAGCTCATCTGTGCTGTTCTTTACGTCGGCATACTCGGCTCCTGTGTATTCTGAAATAACATTTCCGTTGGAATCCTTAATCTTGTCACCATTCTCAGCGTACCCCTGAGTCTTCTTCAAAAGAGCCTTAATCTTGTCTCCATATTTATTCTCAATCATGGAGTTCAAGATGGTCTTCTTCAGGTTGTCCTCAAAGTGCTCAACGAGATTATCTGACGAATTCTCCATCGTTGCCATTGCGTCACCCCAGGAAGACACCAGGTCAGAGAACTTGTTACCGGTCAGCTTTTCAGTCACCGCCTCAATCATGTCATCAGCCTTCTCGCCATACTGGATGAGTTTTTCCAGGTAATCCCTGAACTCTGAGTCCATGTTAGCCCAAAGACCAGTGTAATCCTTCTTGATCTTCGACAATGTATCAGCGTTCATGTTAAGCATGTCTTCCATGCCATTGAACTGAACGCCATACTTCGAAGAGATATCGCCGGCAACATCACGCCAGTTCTGACCATTGTACTTGTACGAACCCTTCCACATTCGATACCAGATGGAGTGGGAGCCAGCAGACGAACCAGAGTTGAGCCTCTTCTGGGCTATAACCTTAGTCTGCTCAATCTCGGCTTTGAGCATTTCCTGAGCTTCCTTGGATGCCTCTATGGCCTCAGTACCCCAATGGATATTCATATACTCAGTCTTCTTGGAGATGAGGGAATCCCAAATGGATGTAAGGTTGTCGTACTCAGCCTTCGCCTTTTCGTAACTGCTGTAGTCTGCGCCGAATGCCTTGATGAGAGAACCACCAATACTCAACGCTGCGGAAGCGGCTGCCGCGTATGGACCAGCCCCCTCTAGGAATCCAAGACCCTTCATTTTACTTAGGGTGTCAAAGGCTCCAGCTGTACTTGCTGCCGAAGAGAATGCGCCTGATGCTCCACCAACAATTTGACCAAGGATTGAATCCTCTTCTCCCATAGCCTTAAACAGATTGATTACCGGGTCAAGAACCGTATTGAGTGCCTGCATCTTCGTCGCAAGTTCAGAGATTGCTTTAGACGAGTCGGCGTACGCTGACTGCTGATCATTCTTCAGACTCGCCTTTGTTCTTACGCCGCCTGCGATACCAAGTCTAGAAGCCTCCTCCTTGGTGACGAATATCTTCGCAGTATCGCCCATGCCGCCAAGACGCTCATTTATGAACTTCCCGATAGCCTTACCACGATTCACTCCTCCGAAGATGAAACCGAACGGATTTCTGCTAATCTGCTCATTTCTGAGCTTATCTAGGGCATCTCTGAGTTGTTTGATGGATTCTACAGACAGACCGGTAGTCATGGAGAACTGGTCAATCTTCTCAATCATCGAGTTGATTGTTGCCGAGGATACCCTATCGAGGTCATCGAAGATAGCAACCCAATCAGATTCCTGCTTGAACTTTTCAAACTGGAGCTTTGCCACATTCTCGTTGTGAGTTTTTGTGGCTCCGGTCTTGGCTCTGTCTCTCATCTGTGGGTCTTCGATGCCCTTGATGAGGTCAAGCTGCCTCTCGTATTTTCTGTTTTCATCCTCAATCTGCTGGGCGATGGTTGCATTCTTTTCAATCAGACTAGCCATCAGGTCGATGGTCTCCTTCTTGATCTTATTGTTCTCATCTTCCAGCTTCTTGCGGATATCGTAAACACGAGTCTCCTCGCCATACTTATCCTTGACATTTTCAAGACTCATTCCCTTAACCTCGTCCGTAGTCAAGTTAAGTCTGGACTGAACGTTGTCGTGCTTTACCGCAATATCGAGCTGCGCCTCCAGGAACCTCTTGTATGTATCAAACTGAACAGTTCCTCCGAAAGCTATGTTTTCTGAACCCTTCTTGTTTCCTGTCAGCTCATATATCTTCTTGTATGTCTCATACTGCTCGGATATAACATCAAGCTGCTTGTTGAGCACATTCAGCTCATCTCTTCGCTTGTCTTCAAGAAGCTTTCGGTTTTCAGTCTGAATACCGGCCTTCTCGTTTGCAGCGTAGTCCAATCTGTCCTTCGTTGACGCAGGGAGAGTCTTCAAGAGCTCCTTGATGGAAGTCTCGTAGTTGGTATAATCAGAGATAGGGAATCTCTTCTTGTCACCAAAGATAGCCTCAAACTCTCCGTCGTTTGCTAGTTGACCGAGAGCACCCTCACCGTAAAGTTCCTTGAACTTCTTGATTTCAGCGTACATTTTCTTATACAAGTCGATGCGATCACGGAGATCCTTCAACTGTTTATCTTCTTTGCGACCTGAATTTCTATTTTTCCCTTTCGGAACCTTATTGGACTTCTTTCCGCTTCCGTCATAGTCGTAATAAAGCAAATCTTTTGCGGCCTGCTTTGCCGTCTTCCAAGCCGTATAGAGCTCATCGGTTTTTTTTGCTTTAGAAGCCTTAGCAGAAAGATACTCGTTCTTGGCTTTATCAATATCAGACTGCGCTGAATTTCTAGCGGAATACCAGCTATCCTCTTTGCCCCACTTTTCTGCAAACGCTTTGTACTTTCCTGATGTCTCGCTCATAATGAGACCGCTATATCTGCTTGGTATTCTTTTCACAAGCTCACTCTGCAAGTTATTCAGCTTTTCGCCACCGTCAAGAACGAGCCTGATAACAGCCTGGAAGTTTGATGCAGCAAGCATATTCTGAAGAGTACGTTCCAGTTCCGGATATTGTCTGATGAGACCGTTCTTGGCATCATTCATCAGCTCTTTCACCTTCGCCTTCTCCGCGTCGTTAAGTGGAATACTTGCCTTTATCTTCTCGCCAATCATCGGGAAAGACTTATCAATCAAAGCAATCATACTATTAGATACCTCTGCCTGTAGCCATGCACTCTTGTCCCCACACCCGAATGCCTGTAAGATAGATGTTCTGATAATATCAGCCTTATCCTCTGGAATACCCATTGAGGAGAATATACCACTCATAGCCTGCATCGCGGCCTCACGCATTTTTTCATCTTTCCCGATATCGCCGAACCTCTTCGCAAGCTCCTTCTTTAGTGATTCTATATAGTTGTCGTATGCAGTTTCATTAGCATACAACTCCTTATCTCCCGTGGAAGCGTCAGAGGCCATAGCTGCTACACGCATCTCTTCTCTCTTCTTGAAGGCATCAATAACATCTTCCGTTGCATCACTCAAATCCGAATAATAGCCTCTGTTGCTGAGCTTTGCGCTAGCAATATCATTGGCTTCTTTTAGCAGCTTAATCTCTTGCTCAAGATACTTAAGACGATCAGCGTGACTTTTCTTTTCTTCTGCCGTCATCAGCATATTCTTGTAACTATAAGGGGCAAGTTCTTTCAACTTTTCCTTGTAGCTATCAATCATATTGTCAATCTCCTTTGTGTCGCCACCGGATATTGCAATGTTCACGTTGTTATCACGGAGAAAATCTCTTATCTGCTTGTTTTTGTCGGCAATCTCGTCCTGAGTCTGCTTTATCTTTTGACTGAGCTCCTGATATTCACTGATAGCGTATGTAATGCCAAAAGTAACAGCAGTAATGATAAGGCCAGGTAAACCTCCTATAGCTGACCAGATTCCAGCTGCAAGAGTCTTAGCTCCTGTACCTATAACTCTAAATGCAGCCAAAGCCGATGCCTGGAATCCTGTCCACACATTCTTTACAGAAGACAAAGTGGTAGTAAGAGACATAGAACGCATTGTCGCTAATGTGCGCAACATTTCCATCCTAATAGTCTTCTCGCCGGTCTGTCTCAGCACAATACCTCTATATATGCTATATTGCTCGGCTGTGATTTTGCCAGATAATCGCAACTGATTGAGCTTCTCGGTCGTCAATGCTCTAGCGTTAGCCAGTGCTCTCAGGTCTGCTCCTGTAATCTGATTCTTCGTCGCGAGAATCCTTTGCTCTATCTGTGTTAGTGCCTGACCCTGCAACACCTTATTCTGAATATCAGATGCGAGATTTGCCTTATTCGAAAGAAAGCTGGAAGCCGTATTGCCTGCCGCCATCTTCTTGAATGCGTAACCTGCGAATATTGCGCCAATAGGCATCGCAAGAGTGTGCAGGGACTGAACCAGAGCAGTTGCTCCATCAATGGCGGTCTTGAAGAACTTACCAACGAGCGCATCACCACTCGCAAACTCGGCAAGCATAATCTCCCAGGCATCCTTCAATTTATTGTAACGTCCAAGCAGAGTCTCACTCAGAACCTGCTGCATATTGTAGAACTGACCGCCTGCATCTGTCATTTGCCAAAAGATAGACTTCACATCATCGAAGCTTACCTCTCTGTTAGAGATACGAGTCTTAATCTCTGATGTAGAGACATTTCGACCCTCCTGCTTAGAGTAGAACTTTGATAACTTATCAAGCAAAGGAATGCCGGCGTATGCAATCTGACGAAGTTCCTTGCCATCGAGCCAACCGCGAGCCTGTACCTGGCCAAACGCCAATGCGATACGGTCAAAGCTAACACCAAGACCGGAAGACATATCCGCAAGCCTCTTGGTTGTGTCATAGAGCTGGTCGTACTCAACTCCATACGCAGCCAACTGCTTAACATCTCGGTTCAACTCAGAGAACGTAAATGGCGAATTAAGAGCGAGTTCCTTAATCTGATTGAACATTGTATTCGCATTCTGCATATCACCAAGGATTGACTGGAGAGCAATATGCTGCTTCTCCATCTCACCACCAGTAGTGATGATGCTCATAGCGAACTGCTGTGCGCCGAACACAAGACCTCCCTGCAAGAAAAGTGACTTCAAATCCTGTACGGTTGAATTCAGCTTTCCTGCATGACTGTTGGCTCTCTCGAAGCCGCGGACCAAATCAGACTGAACCTTTGCAGCCGTTTGAGCAATCTCCTGTTGCCGCTTCTGTTCAAGTTCAATTCCTCTTTGAACCTCTCGGTTTACTGCTTTCTGGTCTTGAAGAACTCTCGAAGCTAATGTAGTATCATGACCGCTACCGATGTTGCCAAGCTGGCCAAGATAACCCTTCCATCCTATAGGAGACGAAAGGCTGTCTTTTATATTTTGCAGCTGTCTCATTATAGAAATGAGTCTATGTATTTCAGCCTCCGTCTTGCTTACATCTGCACCGATAGAGATACCCCTGCTGTATTCCGAACGAAGCTGACGAACCTTGTTGCCGAGAGAATCGTATCGGCGTTCGGTGTTCTTCAACTCGTTCTGACGCTGCTTCTCATTTGCTTTTGCCTCGCGTGCTGCGTCTGCCTCGTCTTTCTTTCGCTTTTTCTCAGCATCTTGTTCTGTCTTGTATCTTTCTAAGATAGCATTCTTTACAACTTTAGCATAAGTCTTTGCTTCATCTATAGCATTGAGATATCCGGCACTCTTTACGACATCAGATGCTGTGAGTCCTGTGATAGGATGAATACCTCCGTTATTCCTGATCTGTTCTAATTCAGTCCTGTATTTAGACAGCTCTGACAACGATTGACGTATGTTGTTCGTTGAATCGACGCCAAACATCTGTATTCCTTCACCATGGCGTTTGTTGATTTCGTCAATAATAGAAGATAACTTATGAAGTTCTCTCTCTGCCTTATTTGCCTCAGTGGCAACGCTGTTAGGGAATATGTTGAATCCAGCACCTTCCTTAGACACCTCTCCGAGTATGCGTCCTATTTTGTACAACCCGTCCTGGACAGACTCCAACTGCTGGAGTTTTTTCGAACTAAAGAAATCTTCGCTTGAAAATACGCCAATGTTACGACGTAATTCTTTAACGAAGTTGTTTAGCTTTTCAAAACTACGACCTCCCTTATCTCCAATACCTTTTGTTGCTTCGGATATTGCTTCCAAAGCATTCTGCGCCTGCTTACCAGTAGCATCAATCTTGTTTAATTCTTTGGTAATCTTTTTGGTTTCCTCTTCAATTCTCGATTTGAGAGTGAGCGAGAAACTGAGGTCTCCCATATTTCCACCTGCCATATCCTGAATATTTTAAAATTAGAGTTTATTGTTTAAGTAATCAGCAAGACTTATCTTCTTGCCAATGAGGCTTCCCTCATTCTTCTTTTTCTCCACCCACCTGTCGTAGAGGTCATCCATCTCCTTTTTGGTGTGCTTCTTTGGACCACCTTCCTTCTTGGTCTTAGGATAGACAACAAGAGGCTGGTCTGCAACCATGAGGTCAATCTGTGCCGATGAATAGCCCCACCAGTAGTCGTAGGCTGCAATGAAGTACTTGCGCTGAAAGAGGAAACCGAACTTCTCCGCTAGCGAGAAGGCTGCTCCCCAGCTGGTTCTGCTTGGATAGCTTTTGCTTCGCTCCTCGTCATCGTCATCATCACGTCCGTCATCCCGGTCGCTAATATGGTAGCCAGTGAGAATGCGTTCGATGGAATTTTTTTTTTAGAAACATCGAGGACCCTCAGGACCTCTACCACATCCACATCCTTGATATAGTAGAGCCAACGCCAGTAGATCCAATACAGGAATCGTATCTTCCAGATGTTGTTGAGGAGAATGCAGACGCAAATCTTGACGTTGCGCTTCCATTCGTTCTTCTCCTTTGCCCTGATGTGGGAACACCTGCTCATGGTTCCTTTGCGAAGCCAACCGAGCTTGTGCTTCTTTCCACGGAACACGAACTCGGTAGGCTCGTCGTGCAGCACGCTGTCAAGCAACTCCTGCAAGTCCACTGAAGGCTGCTCTATTTTCTTTTCTTCTGCCATGATTGTATGCTATTAAATGAAGAAGGGCGGCACGGCTGTTGATTAGCCTGCCGCCCAACGGTTTGTTATCCTGAATCTAATTACCTAAAGAAGCCTTTTCTCTTGATTAACCGCCAATGCCTGGTTCACCAGCACCTGGAGCCTTAGTAAGCCAAGCGATGCTGCGCATGCCTGCGCCCTCGATAGAACCGGCGAACTTGAATGCAACTGGCTTTGAACCAGTGTCATCCCACTGCAACGTTGCATAGAGGGCAATGTTTGTCACAATCATAAGGTTCTCCTTCTCATCGTCAACGATGACGATAGTACCCTTAATCTTGAACTTCTTAGGCTCAACTGCAACTCCGGTAAAACCGGTAGTAGCATCGAGAGTCGCGTCACCAGTACCCTTCAAGGTAACCTTGGTCAACTCTGTGATTGCATCCTCGCCGAACATGATTTTCAGCAGGTCCTTTGCCTTTGAAGGAACAACGAACTCTACATTGAAGTCGCCGAGCTCTGCGGTAGTTGCCCAGTCACCGGCAAGACCGATAACCTTGTAGTGATTGATGGTAGGATCCTCCATGGTTGCCTTAAGAGAATCAACCTCAACAGGAAGCTCAATCTCTGGTGTGATGTCAACTGAAGCCTTGCTCAAATCGGTAATAGCCTTTGAGTAGAGCAGAGTTTTAGGACCATTGAAAATGTCCTTCATCTTGTCAATAGTTGTCATAGCCATAATCTAAAATATTTTAAATTGTTATACCTGAATACTTATCTAGTACGTAACCTTCCCTGTATGATTGTCACGGAAAAACCTGCGCCGTCGTCAGCCTGGATAGCAACGTTCGGTCTAGTAACGATGATGTTGTCTGTAGAAATCGGGAATCTTTCGAGGACCGCCTTGACTTTCTTATCCATTTCCGCAGGACTGAAACCATTAGGATTCGCCGAGGAGGCCTTATCTCTTACATACACCTCTATCTGGATAGTGGTAGTATAGTCGTTGTAGGAGCCATCATAGTTCATCTCGTTGTTTCTGATTGTGTACGGAGCATTTACGACGATGTAGCTACCTATTTTGGTATCCACGGCCTTAGGACGATTCCTGGGGTACACATTGTCGCATATACCCTTTACGGCGTTCCCTAAGTCGAAATATATCTGCTTGATATCTACCATAGCTTACAGTTTGTTAAAAGTTGAACTATTGGCGTACACTACGCAGGCATCGAACATATCTGGAAGAGACTCGTATGTGTTGTAAACTGTCTCGAAAATGCGGTTCTCCTTATCGAATACTGCATATTCAACAGGACATATCGCAACGAGCGCCCAGTCCTTTCCTGATGATTTGACTTTTCCGATACGTCCGTATATAAGGTTAGGACCCCATTGGTGACCACCACCGACTTTACCGGTATAGCCTTTGTTTTCACCTCCGTCGTAGTAGAACGGGAGATTATATTTTTCTCCCTCCGCCAGGGTTACTCTCGTTGGTGCTTTTTCACCCTTTGAGGCACGCACCATGTAAACGAGCTTTCCTTTGTAATACACTGCTGCATAGAACGAAGTATATGCGTTACCGGTGATATTGTAGAACGTCCTGTTCTCTTTGAAATAGTTGACGGTTCTGTGAGCAAGTTCCTGCATAATCGCAAGCATCTTGTCATACGCCAGCTTTTCGACCCTTGGCTTAATCTGATGTTCGAACTGCGCTCCAAGAGACAGACGCTTTCCGCTAAAGTATTTTGCCATAACCTAAACCCTAGTGAGATTCCAGTAAACGACAGTCCTGTTATTATCCGGTTCGCAGTCCTTGACCATACCTACCTCGGTATTGTTGCCGACAGTGGAGTAGATGGTGTCGCCGTCAAGAGGACATCTGTCAGCATCCCATTCGTCATATCTGACCGGAATCGATGCCTTCCTCTTGTTCTGGTCGACATTCTTGTCTCCCTCTGTAGTGGTATCGGTGTAGCTGCGGCCTTCGCCATAGTAGAGAATGATTTCCTTGTCCTCACCAACTGGAGCATCATCATCGGCAAACGGGTCATCAGGGTCGGCTTTTCCGACGACCTTCCTCACGATCTTGATGATGTGAGGGTATCTTGGGTTTCTGATGTTTTCCTTTTCCATACGCCTTATTTGATGATGTGAGGGAGAGGTTCTCCCCAGGGAGAATAATTCGCCCTCTTTACTCCGTGGGAGGTCACCCGGAAGGTGGACTTCTTCTTGAGCATCGAATCAGGCTCCAGCTCCGCATATATAGCGTTAGCCTCTGCCTTCATCTCGCTCCTGTCGTTGTCCGACATATCATATCCACCTCCCGAATGAGTCCATCCGTTATCGGAATCGGAGGTGTTGTTCACCTTACTCGGACCAAGAACAAACCATTTCAGCATGTCGGCATAGGCAAGTCTTACCTTGTCCTTGTCGCAGGCTTCGAGGTCGATGCCATTTTCAAGCTCCCTGTCGTGCATGATGCCCAACAGAGCCTTCATCGGCATCTCGAACTTCACCTTATTAATAAGGTAGTCGTTCACAGTGTAAATGTTCATCTCCGAATCCATAGTCATACAATCTTGTTACGTTAAAGAATTAACCCTTCTTGGTAATGTCGATAATCCAACGGTAAGGAGAATCGAGCATGGCAGGAACAGAAGCGAGGAACAAGTCTGTCTTGAACTCCTGGAACATACCGTTCGCTGTGACCATGTTACGAAGCAAACCGAGGCGGTTGTTGGTCTGTGCCCAAGCAACATCCACGAGCTTGTTACCGAGAGTGTCGAAAATTCGCTTATCGAGAATTTCCTTGCGCATGAAACGCAAAGGCTTGCCAGCAGGGCGAAGAACGACGGTTCCGTCTGCCCAACCACGAATCTCTGTAACTGTGCCATCGAAGCGCTTGTTGTGCTCAACCTCATCGACAATCTCGATAGGAGAAAGACCGTTGAGGTCAACAACAGACTTCAAGAACATTGCGTTGTTTGGACCGTAGTTCTGCAAAACTGCCACAAAGTTAGCGTTCGCCCAGCTCTTGTACAACTCAGCAATCTGCTTGTTCTTCAAGAATACGTTATTGTAGTCGTTCTTAGTCATCTGCCATACGAGAGGTACACTGCGGTACTCGATGTTCTCCTTGCGCCAATCCTCCTCAAACTTGCGCATCTGCTCAAGCAAGTCGCAGTTTGGATCGTTCCAGGCAAGTGTACCCGCCTTTTTGAAGTTCTTCTTTGGAACCTTTGCGTCATACAGAGGCTCCTGGATACCACGACCAATCTTGTCGTAGTCGATGAAACCGGTCGAACTCAACTGGGCTGACATGTAGGTCATAGTCATGTCGAGTGAGTCGTACAATACCTGTACCTTGTCGAGGTAAGCATCAACCAGGTCAGCGTCGTTGCCGAACTCATCCTGGAGAAGCTTCATCTTGTGGTAACGCTCTGTCGCAGTCTCACGGAAGCCGTCAGCAGCGAAGTCTGGAATTGAAGCGGTGTACCACTCAATACCCTCATGGTCGTTCTGATAGCCCTCGCCGAGAGGAGCACGGAGGTTCATCAAGGTTGCAGGGTTCAATGTACGTGTGCGAACCTTGAAGGTTGCATCACCATTGTTAGATGTAGGGGTGAGATTTGGATCAATGTCACCCTGTGTCAGATACCAGCCGTTGTTACAGCGAAGTACGCCGTCACGATTGACGAACTTCTGAAGGTAAGTGTTGTTACCCTTACCAGTGAAGAACTTCGCAAGCTGCTCGACACCAATATCAATTTTTGCCATAATCCTGAATCAATCTTTTTACGTTATACAATAGGTTAAATATGCCAGAACTCTGGGTAGAGTGACTTGTTCATCGCCTTGACAGCAGGAGGAACAGGACCCATACGGTCAAGCCACATAACGCAGTCTGGATTCAACATACAGAAGTTGATGTTTGTACGAGGCTTGTGGTACTTGTCGCCGCCGGCATCGAAATAAGGGAAGTCGTTGTCGCTCGGAGCAAAGCAGTTAGGGTTGGTAACCATAGGCAATACGGATTCGCCTGCACTTGCAGCCTCAACCAATACGTCACCTACCTTCAATGCGCCGAGAGCAGCAGAAAGAGTAACCTTCCAAACATCACCTGCGGTGTCGTCAGTCGTAGCCTCAACGGCAGAGACAGTCACGCCCTTTGCTTTTGTCTTAAAGTCCTTCTGACCGACCATGATGGTGTCGCCAGGGAACGGGATGTGAACAAAGCCGTTACGAACGATGTAGATGTCTGTGTCTGTAGCCGCAGCGGTAGCCTTTGCCACGCCGTAAGCCTTCAGAATCTTGATGGTAGCACCAGGACCATCGTTGCCTGCTGTAAAGCCAAGGTCGTGCTCGATCAAGTCACCGGCATAAATCTTAGCCTGGCCCTTGAATGGGTTGACAAGCTTACCACCAATAGGTGGGTGAACGAAGGCATTCTTGATGAGTGCCTCAAGGCCAGCAAACACGTATCGGGTTCCACCGACCTTACCTTCTGTCTGAACAATGGTTGCGCCGTGGTTCAGCATACCACGAGTACCCATCTGTTCCATGTAGGAAATAGAAGTGTTGTCCATAATCTTTTTACCTTTTTAAAATTGTTATCCTGAAATTACTTCTTGTCTCCACCGCCGAATCTCTTCTTTCGACGCTCGGCCACTTCTTCCATAAACTTGTCATCATCTGTGGACGTGCCTCCGCTAGACGTGCGACTGCCTTTTGCAGGAATACCGTTTTCACCGGTAGCCTCCTTGTACTCTGCGGTGTAGATCTTCTCAGCCTTAGAAACCAGGTCGTCGATGTTGGCATCTTCGTCCGGAATCTCCAGCTTTGCGATTGCAGCATTGAGGAAGTAGTTCTTCATTTCAAGGTTTGCCTTGTCGAACTTATCCTTCAAACCTGCCTTTACAGACTCGATGGTCGCCTTCCTTGCAGCCTTCTTGTCTCTTTCTGCGTTAGCTTCCTTGAGGGCTTTGATTTCTTTGAGAAGCTCGTTGTATTTGTCGTCAGGATCGCCATTCTTGGCGGCCTCCTTACGCTTGCGCTCCTCTTCCTCTTCCTTCTTCTTGCGTTCAGCCTCCTCCTTGCTCTTCTTTACCTCGTCAGAGATATTCTTGTGCAAGTTGCCGTTGATACGCTTCAGACGGTTTGCTAACTTGGTAACCAACTTGGAATTTGCTTCCTCGTCATCACCGAAATCTTCCAAAACATCATCAAGTTCCTCATCGATGGTCTTTTGGCTAAGTTCTTTGAACTTGGTGGTATCAACCTCCTTGTTCACTAATGCTAAGAGTTCCTCTCTTGTCATGTTGTTTTTTGATTAAAAATGTTATCCCGAAAGTGGTCCCTCCACCTCGAAAACGTATAAATATACCTTTTATTTTGCAAATATATGAATAAATATGCAATTATCAAAGAAAAATTGTATATTTTTGCAGTAATAAATGTATATTTATGCAGAAAGATGTATTTTCAGGATTAAAATTGGATAACGGAGAGCCTATTTACACTCAAGAGTATATCCAATCATTAAGAGACGCCGACAAGAAGCATCCCGACAAGCTGAAGATTATAGCTCAGCGTGGCGGTCAGGAACGCATGCTGTCTATAGACGCTGATATTAAGATAGTTGGCGGTTCGCGAGGCGGCTCAAAATCGTTCTCTTCCCTAATGGAAGTTCTGAAGGATATTAAAAATCCAGATTTTCATGCAACAATTCTTCGTAACGAAAAAGACGACTTACAGTCCTTAGTGACAGACTCTTATAAATTGTTCTCCCAATTTGGAACTTACAATAAGTCACAAAATGATATGACCTGGAACTTCGATAACGGAGGATGGCTCAAATTCTCGTACTATGCTGGAGCCTATCAGGATTTCAAGACACGATTCCAGGGTCGCCAGTATGCCTATGTCTGCATCGATGAGGGTACTCAGTGTCCATACAAGAAGTTCAAGTATCTCTTGACCAACAACCGAAATGCAGCGCATATCCGAAACCGCTTCTGGATTACCTGTAACCCGGACCCGGAATCTTGGGTGAGAAAGTTTATCGACTGGTGGGTTGACGAGAACGGATACATCATACCGGAACGTGACGGAGTTATACGATACTGCTTCATGGACGGCGATACGCCTGACTCAATATACTGGGGTAACACGAGAGAAGAGGTGTACGAGCAGTGCAAGGGCATCATCGATAGCCTCTGGAAGGACAGCTACGAGGAACTTGGATACACAAAGCTCGAAATGTTCATCAAGTCGGCAACATTCATCCGTGCAGATGTATCTGAGAACATCAAGCTTATCTCTACAGATGCGTCATATCTCGCCAACCTTGCCCAGCAGGACGAGGAACAGCGCATGCGAGACCTGGAAGCTAACTGGAACTGGAAAGCTGCCGGAGATGACATGATCAAGATGGAAGACCTTGATGAAATCTACGACAACTCAGAACAAACAGGAGACGGAAAGCGCAGAGCTTCTGCCGATATCGCATTCACCGGCGGCGATAACTTCGTGATGTGGCTCTGGGAAGGATGGCACTGCAAAGACTTGGTTGTTCTGAGGCTGGACCCAAAGACTCTTGTTTCGGTAGTTGAGGCTAAGCTGAGAGAGTGGGGTGTAGAAGAATGCAACTTCACTTACGATATGCAGGGTATCGGTCAGTACTTCAAGGGATTTTTCAAGGATGCCGTCCCATTCAACAACCAGGCAGCACCTATCGCTCAGAGCCATCAGGAAGAGGAAGGAATCAAATACCTTTACAAGGACTTGAAATCCCAGTGTGCATTCCTGTTCTATAAGATGATAAAAGAGAAGCAGATTTCCATCGACTCAGCCCTGCTTGAAAGAAAGTATTCCGGAAACGGATTCGACAAGGTTCCTCTCAGACAGATTCTTCAGAAGGAGCGTAAGATGCTCAGACGTGACGAGAATAGCGATGATAGGGGATTCAAGCTATTACCTAAGAAGATTGCCAAGAAATATGTCGGGCACTCGCCTGACTTCTTTGAATCTTGGTTCTATGTAATGATATTCAGTTTAACAAAAAAGAAAAATAAAAAGGTAAAAGGATTATGGATGCTATCAAGGTAACAAATTTCAGAAAGATTCTGGTAAAGAAGCCTTTCTTTGAACTCACGCCAAAGGGGTACATGAACCACGATGGCTATTGCGGGAACGAGGTGTCCGATAATGAAGACCCTCAGATGCCGCAAGATACATTGTACAGAGTGATTAAGACTCAGAAGGACTTCCTTCGTGAGTTCTATCCTACGTCCCACAAAATCTTCGACAAGGTTCTCTACCCTGACATCTGGAGAAAGAACCCGGAAGACGGGAAATGGTATGTCCAGGAGATTCAAAGAACGGCATTTGCTTTTCAGCAGGTTATTCATACGAAGCACGTTCTCCACATGACAGGTAACGATATTCAGTTTGAGCTTGCCGGTGATCCTGAGATGAAGAAACAGGAAGAGTATATTAATCTCCTTGCCAAGTTCAAGAAGGGATGGTATATGCACGATATGGAGATTCGTCACTATGAGGCTGTAAGTTCGTACATGAAGGTTGCTGAGGCTGCTGTAGTCGGATTCTTCGATAAAAACAAGAAATTCGGTACTCGCACATTGGCTTTCGATAGAGGAGACACATTGTATCCTCAGTTCGACCCTCTTACTGGTGAACTCGTTGTGTTTGCTCGCAAGTATTACGACTTCGACGAGGAAGGTAATGAAAAGATTGAATGGGTAGAGGTGTGGGATGACAAGACATTCTACCGCTTCAAGAAGCAAGTTAACGAAGGCAGGGTCAAGGAGACTATCAAGAGAATTGCCAAGATATTCGGAATCGACGACTACACTTGCGTTGAAGAGAAAGCTCACGGCTTCCCATTTCTCCCTGTTGCATACGTAAGAAACGATGACGGACCATGCTGGTCTGTTGTACAGAAGAACATCGAGGACTACGAGGAAGCTTTCTCTTATCTCTGCGAGAACAACAAGGCTTACGCCTTCCCTATAATGAAGTTGAAGGGCGATGGTGACGACATTACCGTTGTTGGAGATACAGACGGAGCGGCTAAGATGATTCAGATTACCGATACGAATGGTGATGCTGACTTCATTAACGGAACAGACGCTTCCAATGCATTTGCGACACAGCTCAACAAGTCGTATGACCTCATCTATGAGCTTTCGTTCACAGTGAAGCCGCCGGAGCTTAAGTCGGGTGACCTTCCGGGCGTTGCCATTAAGCTGCTCTATTCTCCTGCCATCGAGGTTGCAGAGAACGATGCTAAGAAGATGCATCCGTTCCTGGATCAACTTGTTCGTATCTCAAAGTATGGTATCGGAGTTGAAGAAAACTGCATGGCCACTATGACCGGTCTTCCTATTCACGCTTGGGTGGAAATCTATGTGCATCAGAATAAATCTGAAATAATTACGAACTTAGCGACAGCTGTTCAGAACAACTTCCTCTCAAAGCAGACTGCATCTGAGCGTTGTCCAGACTTCCCAGTTAACGATGAATACGACCGCATTATGCGAGAGAAGAAGGAGGAAGACCAGCAGGACCTCCTCATGGATATGCAACGTGCGGATAACGAAACTCAAAATGCAATCGAGGAGCAGAAAGCTACTTTGAATATTCAGAATGGAGGTAGTGGAAACGTACGTACGGGTCGCGGAGCTGGACGCCCAAATAAGTCAGGAACCAAATGGGACGAGAATCGGAACGCCCCGAATGAGAACAACTGGCAGCACTACAACCAAACCCATTAATAGCCTATGGATGAATTAAAACGTTCTGTCGATTACAGCAGAAAGCGCTTGCAGGCAATCCGAAACTGCGAGGACCATGTTGCTGATATCCTCTGGAAATCGACACAGAAAATAATTGCCGCAAGTAAGCGATACAGAGGTGCGGGCAGGCTCACAAACGAGTCAGCCCTGCTCTCTTATGCCAAGAATGTTACTGCTGAGGCAGAGGAGAGCATCAACAGTTACATCTCTGCTTACTCCAAGGCTTCATGCAAGATTCTAGGGATTGACAGCGAGAACATCGAATCGTTTCTCGTCAGCGACATCTACGGAAAGACGACATCCGAAAGAAACGCCGTCTATCTCGGAAACTTTGCGGAAGACATCGTGAGAATGATCAAGGCAGGTACTCTTATGGGATATTCAGACCAGCAGCTCCTGTCTTCCATCCGAACCGGCTACAAGGACCCATATCACACATCAGTCATTACCAAGGCGAAGAGAAAGGACATCAACATCGATGTTCCTTCTTACGGAAAGGGCTACTACAAGAACGCCTATCAGAATATCGTAAGAAACGCTTCTCAGGTGATTGCTTTGGCGTGGGGACAGGCAGAGCAGGAGTATGGGCAGGAGAATAAGGCTATCGGATTCTATGTCAAGAGAGGAAGCGACTTCCCGTGCTTGATTTGTCAAAACGAAGCCGATGCCGGACTCCATTCTTTCAAAGATCCATACCCTCCATTCCACGTTTCATGTTGTTGCTACACAGTATTTGCATTTAAGGATAATAAAAAGAAATAAGATTATGATTGAAGAAACAAAAGGATACACGTTATCCGTCGATACATACAAGAAAGCGAAGGCACTCAAGATGAAAGACCCTCGCTATTACATCTACGCCAGCCTCCGTGGTTCAGGTATGTCTGTTCGTGACAGCTGGGCCATCGCATTTCAGGGAGAAGGAATAGGTGTGTGGGAGAAATCCTTCCTCGAAAACGAGATGAACTTGCTTGAAGCCCAAGAGTCCGTTCAGAAGAGAATCGCAGAGGTGCAGGGCAAGAAAGTGAAGAATGAGAATAGCGACGAACTCACCCAGGAGGAGCTTATTAAGGCTACCTCAAAGGAAGAGATTCTTAGAAACCTCGTTATCGCTCAGCGAAAGCAGAAATTTGGCTCTCCAGAGTGGCAAAAGACGACAGCCATGATAGCAGACTATTCTAAGATTAAGCAGGACGAGATTGATACGGAAAACAATGTGGTCCATTACTACATTCCTCTGTCGATGCCACGATGCTGCGAGGACTGCATTATCTTTAAAAATGGCCAGGCGACATTCCAAAAGAAGAAGAAATAGTTAAATTCGTGTTAAAATAACTTTGTCTTACTAGGATTTCAGCAAAACAGATTACCTTTGCAAACAATTAATGTTCACAGATTCTTTCTGCTGAGCATAATTCAAATTATTTTGGTTAACTAAGAGGGGCAGTGTCTTCACAGATGCTGCCCCTCGCTTTTATATTATGAAAGTAGAAGAAAAATATAAACTCAATCAGGGATACTTCTTTCCGGTAACCTTTTCGAGTATCGCCTGGACCCTATCATCAAGATAAGATTCATTAAACGTAGGAAGAACGCCGTATGATGGTAGTTTCTTCGTCTCTGCGGCCTCCAAAATGAATTGGAGCGCAAGTACCAGGGAAGTGTGGTCTTGAACGACCTCAAGCAATTTATCGCTCATCCTTGCCTCCTTCCTTCTTAATCTGCTCTGCCATCTCAAGAAGAGTCTCGGCGTGCTTATCGCGGTCGATGACTTCCTGTACGGCCTCATCGCTCTCCTTGCGAAGCTGCTCTTCTGTCTTACCCTCATCGGCAGTAGCGTTCATCCTCGCAGCCTCACGAGCAAGGTATTCGTCACGGAGCTTCAGCTTACCTGCCGTGTATTCTGCATCGCCAGGCAACGATGTATCCGCATACATAAGCTGGGCAAATGCCTCGATAATGTTTCCATCATCCTTGGAGAACTCATAATGGTCTCCTACAGCCACAGGAACACATTCATCGAGTGCAGCGTACATTGATGTGCCGATAGAGTATTCAATACCCCATGTACCGGCAATGTTCGCAATCTTGATGAAAGGCAGCGAGCCTCTCTGTAAATGCTTCTTGATCTCAGCAGGGATATCCTCTCTGAGTGAAGCAACTTCTTTCTTAGACAAGCTCTTGCTGAACTTCAGCACGGTGAAGTGTCTTGTCTTGATAGTCTTTCCAAATGGTAATGCCATGATAACAATATTTTAAAGTTCAACTTTTATTTCCTTATACTCGAAATCTGTGCAAGATGGATTCTCTTCTGAAGCAAACTTCTTCTCGGTAGGGTGGCAACACTTGCCTTCCTTAAAGAAGAAACAATCCTTGCACGTATATACCAGCGGAATAATGTCTCCGCAAGCATCATCGTCAGGATTTACGTATGTATATAAGTTTTTGCCCATGCAATATGGGAACTCAAAATCTTCTTCATTAAACAATACGCAGTCCTTACAAGTGTAATCAGTCTGTTCCATGTTTCTTGCGTTTTTGATATTCCATCAATGTCAAGATACAATAGTTAGCGCAGTCAAGAAGAGCATCTTCCAATGGCTCATTAGCGACTTGCGCCTCATTGTCCTTCAACGTCTTGATACGATTCACTTTCTCTCGTATCTTTCCGTAGCCGTAGTTGATACCAAGCTCATCATACATTTCGGAAAAAGCATTCCCATAATCACGATTTTTCTTGATGTATGTATCATGCAAGTTATTGAGAATATTTCCATGCATTTCAATGTTGGAATTTATATCTATTTTATGATTATCGGCAACTGGTGCTACTATATCGAACTTTGTACCAAACATCATAATATCCGCATCGCTAAAACGAGCGAAATACTTGTAATCTGTGCTAACAGATGTACATATATAAACATCAGCATCCTTTCTCTCGACATTGAACAGAATAGGGGTGCTGCCGTCCTGAATACCTATCGGGTCAAAATTGCATTTTAAGCAATCCTTTCGTGTGATGTAAAATCGCAGCCCAACCTTAATATCTTCTTTCTTAATCATAAGCTATTCTTCTTTTGTATGCACGTAGCCACAGATGCCGACGTACATGATGTATTTTAAGTATTTAAACATTTTTCCAAAAATCTACTATATGGAGGAAAATTCTCCGCAAACAACAAATCCAAACCAAGAATGTCCTTATGGTTTTTCTTCACTTCTTCTTTGCTAATTAGTTTCATCATTCTCAATCTCAATAAAATCTCCAATACCCAAACGAGCCTTGTTGATGCAAGACGCAATCCAACCTATCAAGTAGGCAGAAGGCTCGCCGCCGTGCTCCATACCAATATCATTCTCGATGATATCGCAAGCATGAGAAGCTTCATGGCAACAAACCCTCATCTTCATAGAATCCTTGCTTGCAAAATTAATAAATGAACAAAGCTTCTTATTCGCCTTTTCTCTAACTATATCGTAGGTTATTGCGTCATAATTAGAGAAATCAACCTTCAAAACCTCACCTTTTCTACCTTCAAAACACTTATTGGCGTCTTCTTGGCTCATGCCAATAGCGACACATAACAATCTCGGATAGATAACAGGGTCGTATTCATAATATCCTTTCTTCTTCATATTCTCAACTATTTCTGTTTTGATACAATCTCGATGGCAGACAATAATGTCTTCTCGCTGATACCTTTTCCACTACCAACACCATCTTTCTCTATTCTTTCAAGAGATTTCTCAATAGAGCAAAAATCATCCTGAGAATTACTTATAAAACCATCAAGTTCTTCACTTACACTACTGATACAATCGTTGTTTTTTTTAACAATAGCTTCAAGACGACCGAAACACTTGTCGATATAATCCTTCAACCTTTCTTCATGCTCTATGATAGTTGCAGAGTTTGAGATTTTCCCATCCCCCCAGTAATTATCTACGCGTGCGTAATAATCACCTTTTTCATCGCTGTGTTTTTTGCCAGATACGACTCTTAACGCAACGAAATTTTCTCCATCCATTACCGCATACACTCCTTCTCCAAATGGATATAGTTCGACTTTTTCTGCATCCTCCCTAGTTTCGTTTCCTTTGTATGCGACCTTTCCTAAAACGCTAACTCTAATTTCCATATCTCAACTATTTATTATGTAATCTACCAATATGCCACTTTGAACAAACCTTGCATAAGTAAGGATGCCAACCAAGTGCCTTTAACTTCGGATTTTGATTTAGAAACTCCCAAGCATCATCCTCAGTCTCATAAGCGACCTTCGCCTTCCATGAATGAACCTTCCTGGTCCAATGCTCCGGATCCGGCTTGAACGGCGGAACCTTGTTCGGATTGTGATGTCTTCTCATGACCATCTCTCCTTTAGAAAATCATACACTTGAATACTCCGAAATGTTCTAATATCGTCATCAGGAACCTTCCACATCTTCTCCAGCCACTCGTTATTGAGGCGTTCAATGGTTTTCCTGATTCTGTCGCCGTAGAGGATTTCGAGCTGAAGTTCGTCTAAGCCTTCACTGCATTCAGCATCAATGGTGAACTCACCACTGATATTTTCATACCTGCAAGTAGACATCCTATCGCCTGATTCAGCAGCCTTATCTACATACTTCTTAATAGAGCCAGATACATCCTCTTCGTTGGAGTCCGCAGGTAGCAGCCATATTGTTGACTCTGGCGAAACAACAGCAGGAAGCTGACAGTCGCCTATAAAAAACTCAAAATTACGTTCTTCTCCCATAAGCTACAAACATTTGAATGAAACACTGTTCAACGTCCTGTTCACCGCGACCTCCCTCTCGTTACACATGGTCCTCATGCACTCCAGGGCATCCTCGCGAACAGCAGTCATAATCTCGCTCATCGAAGCAGTGGCCGGAACAATATTCCCGTCAGCCTTCTTCTTCGTGATACAGGAGATAATCTCCTTGATATATTCCTTGTCTATCATAGAAATCTGTTTTATAACCGTTAATCATCAGGCTGAATGAAGCTCTCCGGCTGCTTGATATCCTCCTCACCACGCAATTTATTCTTCACGTCATTTATGAGAACTTCCTGCTTCAGGTCAATCATCTGCGCGCCGTACACCTGATACGTCATTCCGTCCTGAGACCTCTTCTTGAAGAAGCCGTACTTGTCGCTCATATCACGCCCGAACTTCTGAATCGTAGGGATATCCTTCTCCTCGACATCGTTGGCCTTGCAGAACTCGACGAACCTCTCGTACATCTCCTTGGCAAGCATGCACTCCGAAATCTCGCCCCTCGCCTCCCGACTGCACCTCATATCATACGCCCTTATCCAGGCATATATAGGATTACTTCCTAGAAGAGAGATGAGCAGCTGCCTTCTGCTGCCCTCCGCTGCCGGGAACCTGTACTTCCTGCTCCTCAGCTCCATCGCGCCACGGAATATCCAGTTGAACACTCCGCTCAGCTCCTCACGGATGATCTTGTTCGCCAGCTCCGGGTCCTGCCTCTCCTTTGGAACGGTCACGTCGAAGCTCACGTACTGCAAGCGCCTGATGAATCCGAGCGAAGCATCGTCTGGGAACGGAAGTTCATTGAGGTTGAAGATGAGGTAGGGGATTGAGTTTCCCTCCAGGATATCCCTTCCGAGCTTTCTCATCGGGACGGGCTCACCGCTCACGAGCCTCTTGAACATTCCGGTATTTTTCCTTCCGAACTTCTTCGGGTCGGAATCGGAAGACCAGTTGAAGATGGCGTTCCTGATGGGATACCTTCCCCTCATTCCCTCGTCACCGTCGGCAGTGAGGTCGGCGTAGTCCATCTTGCTTATCCTGTCCTTGCCGAATATGTTGCAGGCAACGTCAAAAATGACACTTTTTCCGTTGGCTCCCGTACCTATAAGGAGAAGACAGAGCTCAATCTTCGATGATTCCTTCCCCTCATACGGATTGTATGCAGTACCTCTCTGTATGAGACCGAGGCCGAGGAACATCTGGAGGATCATCCTCGACGTCCTGTCCGGAAGGACCTCCTTGATGAAGTTCATCCACCTGTCACACTTCGCCTTCGGATTGTAGTCGTATGGGTGGTAGTATGTGACATGGTACTCGGGAGAGAACGGCATCACGTTCGGATACTTCAGACCGCTGCCGAAGTCAACCACTCCGTTGGCGAATGCAACGATGTCGAAGGTAGGTCTCAGTATGTTGTAGCACTCTATCACCTCCATGAACGACTTGTTCATCACCGTACTTATGCCTAGCATCGGAGCCATGGCCAGGTCGAGGAGCAACAGCTGGTAAGCCTGCTCAAGGACTATCTTCGGAACAACTTCGTATATCTTGCCGTTGAACATGTAGTACGAACCACCATAGTACTTCACGGGAGCCTTCTTCGCCAGACGTCTCATTGACCTGATGAAATTAGACTTCAGCTTGTTGTACTTCTCAGAGTTCGCCTTGCCCCAGTCCTGACAACGGAGCTCTTCGAAGCCGTACTCGTCATGTCTCGAAAGGTCAAGCAGCTGAGCGTGCAATGTGTCTATAGCAATACCATTTTCCATTTATGTACAATAATAATATTAATTTTCCGTTATTGTGTAGGATTACCCCCGATAAACAGGGACTTTCTGACGGATAACACGTGTCAGCTCGTCCTTACAACATGTCGACTATAAAATATCGACAATACAAAGATAAGGAAAATATCCTGAATATACGCTAAAACACTAGTATATAAAGGGTATAAATATACATTTTGGATATACATGAAATGAATATTAGATATACATTTATGGTTTTGCTCACCAATATAAAAGTTGATGTTGTCAAATGTTAAAAATAGGTAGATGAATGAATATGCATAAATATGTTTTCGGTAGCAAAAGTAATTAAACCTTACAAGTAGGTTGAAAAATCGGAAGAAAAAATTTTTAGATGAGGTGACTACCGCGCTGATTTATAGCTATAAAAGGGGTGGTGGGGTCTATAATAAAAATATTGTACAAATTATGTTGGTTTACACTATATAAACCATTGTGAAACAGTCATTTTTACACTTTTTAACGTTTGTTGGTTTATATAGTTTATAAATTATTGTAACTCCTTAAATATCAGTCACTTATAACGTATTTTAATTCCTTATTTTCGTATAATTATACACCGTGGAACACAAAAGATTATTACATATTACTTGACCCAATAAATCTTTACCATAATTATACATGTATAATTATTCACGGTTTAACATACTAAATACATTTTAACTAAAATAGTAAAGTTGTATTACATATATAGTTAAAATTATATATCCTTAACCGACATATTGGCAGTCGTAACTATCTGATTGCTAGGTAGTTACGTATTTGTAAAGATTAATGTTTATTAAGTTAAATATTTAACAAATACTGCCACCTTCATTTTGTAACCAGCTGATAATTAAATACTTAAATGTATGACACGGTGTCATGTATGTTAAATTAATTAAATCTTAACAAATACTGCCATTCTCTGTAATTGTTCCAAAATATATAACTAACTGATAATTAGGTACTTACAATATGTTAAATGCAATTTTATGCTATTTTTAAACTGGTTGTTTGGCACTCCTTTTGTTATTATATAGGTAACAAGGGGTTTTCCTTGTAAACCATTTAAAATAAATAAGTTATGAAAGAAGAATTAATAGTGAAAGGTGCTCAAGGTTACGAGCACACCAACACAAAGGTAGCTAGTTATGTAAGCGAGTGCAAAGGTAGTGCTACACTATCACAGTGTTTGGAAGTGCTTAATAGTTACCGCAAAAAGCTATTAAGCGAGTGCACCAACAGCGAAGTAGTTGAGGCTAAAAAAGCCCTTGAAAGTGCACGTGCTAACTACAATAAGTTAGCAACAAATTACGTGCTTTCTGATACTGATTACTGCAATCTACAAACAGAAGTTGTAAGAAGTGCGGTTAGTGAATATTCAAAAAAGCATAAGTTACCAAACTTCTTCGCTTGGTTTGACAACAACAACAAAGACGTGCAAACTACAATCATAGATAGTTTACAGCGTTTGGGCAGTAAGTTATGTGCTTTACATCAAGCATTTGCAAGCGGTAACAAGGTAGCTAGAAAGAAAGTAAAAACCAAGAGCGAATTACAGAAACGTATCGAGGAATTACAGGCACAACTAGCAGAATTGCAGAAGTAAACAACTAGATAGGTAGCGAAAAACTACCTATCTTTTCCCCTACATTTTCCCCATTGGCTATCTAGTAGTTAGCCAGTGGGAAATTTACACCGTACAAATTCCGTGCGGTGCGGGTCGTCGTATCCTTATTTTTCCCCACACAATTTGGTAAACCTTGTCGTGGTGTGTGGGCTTAACCTTAGAGAGAGAATTTTATTCTCCCTCAGGGGACTAATTGCCAAAATTCAAGAGAGCTATCCGGCAAACGAATCTGTAGTGATACAGAAAGGCGGGCGAGAAATCCCGTCGTGGGTAGCGAGAGAGCACAGAGCCACCACGATACCGAATGAGATGAGGCACGTGGAAAGAGCAAGAGCCGTAGCTGTGCAGTTATCGAGCGAGATGACGGACGGATAAATCATAATTCATATTCTATCGTGTGGCACACGTGGACGGGTTCCGAACGTGCCAGGCTTGTCAGTTGTGAGCCTTGTGGTTAAAATCACAATTCGTGTTGTAATGAGAGAATAACACACGTGAGGTATATCCGAAAGAGAAATCTCTCCCAGTGTGCGCCAGTACTCGTAGAAGCGCAACGCACCAAATTGGTGGTGCTCTGGAATCCATGAACGGGGACGGTAGCGAGGCAACGGAAATTAAAACGCTCGCAGCAGATTTTAATCAAGCGTGTGAACGTGTCGATTATTTGAAGCGAAGGTGTACGGAGTAAACATGAGAGAATGAAGACAATAAAAAAACGTGTCCGTACTTCCTATGGCTAAATCGGGGCGGGGAGAAATCTCCGCTCTACAATTACAAACCAACAAATTTAGAATTATGAGTACGATATCATTAGATTGCAGAGGAAAGAGAATGATGGAGCGGTATATTGCAGACTTACAGACAATATACAGCCACGTAGAATTCATGAGCTACAACGGAAAAAGACTTACCGTTGCAGTTCTAGCCTAAAAATCTGTAGCCAGTACGATAATTGTCGTGTGTGGCTACGGAACAATTACCAATAAAATTAGAATTATGACAGCGAGACAGATTATTTATGCAAGTACGATAATTGTGCTTGGATTTATTCAGAGCGTGCCGGCATTATTATGCTTGGCAAGTACGAATATTACCGTAATTCTGCTTGGAATATTTTGGGGAATTGTGCTTGGAATATTCTGGAGAAGTACGATAATTGGCAGGTGGTTCTTCAGGGAGCTGTGGAGATCCACGCTCCGCTTGGAGAATTTCATACAGCCTGGAGTTTAAGAAATTTGGAAAGTACGATAATTGTGCTTGGAAACATTCAGCCTAAAAACTGCCCGATAGATTTGGGCAGTACGATAATATAACCAGTTAAACAAAAGAATTATGGAAAAGTATATCGTAAGAAAGGGCGTACTATCTGCTGCGCTTGTATTAGTTACAAGTTTCGTGTGTGGTTTCATTGCCATCGTAGGATTTGTGCTTGGAGATTTTCAGGCAGTGTTATATTCTGCGGTTCTTGAAATGTGCGGTCTGTTTATCATCAGTGTGATGATAGATGCCATCCATCAGCAGATAGAGGATATCTATGACTAGCCAAAACTACCGCTTGGAGATATTCGGGCGGTATCTATTATTAACCAATTAAATTACAGAATTATGAAGAAGAATATTTTCGTGGCATTGTTTGCCGTAGTGTGTGTTGCATTAGTAGTTGTTTCAGTTACTCTGTACAATTGTCACAGAGCAAACGTGATGCTAAGAAAGACTGTTATTGCTCAAGCGAACGAGATTTCAGAGCTTAACGGCAGTTACACGGCAGAGGGAGCTACAACATTCGTAGGTCTCAGAAAGTAGCCAAAACAGAGAGGAGTTTCCGCTCCTCTCTTCTATTAACCAAATTATTAGAGAAATATGGATAGAATATTAAAGCAAGATTTGAGCAAGAATGAGGTTATAGACCTCTTGCGTGGAATGGACGCACAGGAAGTTGATGGAAATTTCTCTGTACATCGTGTCCTGATCAATACACAGGCGTGTGACGTATTCGGTGGAGAACCTGAGGACTCTTATCCTCTCATCCCCGGTACGTACATGGCATTGTATTACAAGAGTATTGCCGGAGACCCGTATCCGCTCTTTGAGAGAATATGTGAAAACATAATAAATGACGAGAACAAGAGCCAGACTCTCCTGAATGGCGATGGCATTATTCTGATTTTCCTGCTCAACAAGTACGAGTAGCCAAAAATGTGCTCAGGCATTTTCCTGGGCATACTATGTAAAACCATTAAACAAATCGAATTATGTTAGACAAGAAATCACAGAAGAATTTTGAGCGTGCGCTTATGCATGAGATGGAGAAGATCAAGATTGCTGCACGCCAGTGGCACAACAACAATACAAGGGGTTACAGAGATTATCGTAGCAAGGAGGCTATCTCAAAGAGTTTCTCTGAGATTGCAGTATTGTGCATGAGCTGAAATGTGCGTGGCGATTGTCACGCATACAATTATTCACCAAAAATTATAGATTATGATAGATGAAGAATACAAGGAGAATGTAGAGTACATGAACTCTGTCATCCTGCCACAATTGCAGGAGACTCAGAGAGAAGTATTGAAGAATCCATCAAGGCTCACTCTTGACATCAGCGTGAGAAACGACAACGGCGAAGGGTATATCAGTTCTTTTGCCTGTGTCAGAAATAGCATGGGAGGAGAAATAACGGATACCTGTTATCCACGTTTCATCTGCGTAGACGGCAAAGAGGAGATGGACGAGCTCTTCAACGAGCTTAAAGAGTTCATCAAGAAGTACTCAGCCTGAAAATTGAGGGAGTTTTATCTCCCTCTCCTATAAACCAAAATGTAGAATTATGAGTAAATGGGTACAATTCTATCACAAGATTAACAAGTTTGACCTTGTAAACATGAGATTCACCGATGAGGTGAGCGTAGTGGAAATGGTGGGTATGGATTCTGTCATACCTATCGACGGCAGATTGAGTCTGCCATCCATACGAGCTGAGATACAGAAGAAAATCGAGAGCATGAAGAAAATCGAGAGTTTTGACCCTTGTGCGTTCTCCATCCTTACCGGTCCTACGATTCTGTGTGCTTCAGAAAGCCCGGTGTACAATCTCTAGCCAGAACTGGGCAGTACGATAATTGTGCTGCCTGCTATTAACCAAAACAGAATATATTATGACAGCAGAAGAAAAGACTCAGCTAGAGAAACTTGTAGAAAAGTATTTGAAAGAAGATGCGTACAAGCCACGAGGATGGGGAGAGAGAGCCGCAAGGAAGTTTCTCAGCGCATTAAATGGCGAGTGGCTTCTTACGTACAGCTTTAGACCAGACCCGGCGTAGTTATTTGCTACGCCTCCTATTATTAACCAATTAAATAGAATTATGACAAAGATTACAATTTCACAGAAGGGAAGTAGAACTATCTACAGAGTGAACAGAAGAATCGTGTGCTATCGTGACGGGCACAAGTATTGTGTGGGCAAGCCATCATCTGGCAGCACCCATATCGAGCTTGATGCCTTATCCGAGAATATTGCACACGAGAGATGCATTGAGATTTGTGAGCGCAGAATATCGGCAGAGACGAAATACAGCAATCCTGTCGCATACAACGCTCACAGAGTGCTGAATGCATTAGCCTAAAGATAGCCTCCGGGCTATCACTATAACCAATTAAACAAAGAGAATTATGACACAAGTTAATTTAGGAACTCGCACGGCAAATTTACGTGCAGCTTATAGCGATTTGAAAGATGGATATACCATTATCGTTGGGAAACTAAAGATGTGGATATACACTTGTAAAAGATGCGGTCCGTCGTATGGCAAGGATTATATAGCCTGCGATCATTATGGTGGGCAGTGGGCAATAGGAGTAAATTTCAAGGATTTTACAGACCAAATGCGTAAATTTGGCGAAGGAAAACTTGCTTACAACAAAGAGTGGTAGCCTAAAAACGGAGGGAGCAATCCCTCTGACATTATTAACCAATAAATTATTAAGAATTATGAAGAAAAAAGAAATGTGGAAAGTACTTGGACGTGACGATTACGCACACAAGTCTCAAGAACTGGAAAAAAAGTGCGAGGAACTGGCGAAAGCTATATGCGATAAGCTCATTGAGCTTGACATGACAGAAATCTTCATCCCTCGCTGTGGTATTACCTTCAGCGTTATTACCGTGCAAATAAGTTGTGTTAAATGCAATCTTCTTGCGCGAAAGAGTGGCACAATTTACTATTTGTTGCAAGAGTTTGGTATATGCGACATACATGCTGGTGACCTTAATGTGAAGGTTGGTCGCGTAGTAGATGCACTTAGTTTTGTTACTCACTTGGACGAGATATTACAAGAAATATCGAAGATTGAGGACAAAAAAGTCGCAGACATCGAAGCTGCTCTCAAGAGACTCTAACATCTATCATCCGTGAGCGACACAGGCGCACATCGGGTTCGAGACCCGACACGGAACAATATTAACCAAAATTACAAGAATTATGAAGAGATATTATGTATCAGTCACAGAGACTTTAAACAAGATTGTCAGCGTCGATGCCAAGAGTGAGAAAGATGCGCTTGAACAAGTACAAACAGCCTACAATGATTCTGTCATCGTTCTCGATTCCAGCAATTTTGTAAACGAAGAAATAGAGCTTGACTCTAATCAGGAGTTATATGCTGACAACGAAAAAGAGCAGGGAGGAGATGTTTATCAGCACATCGACTAGCCAAACGGGGAGAGCAATCTCCCTACCAATAACCAAAACATTATAGATATGAAGAAAATCGAGGTAGGAATGAGAGTGTACTGTGACATACATTCTCAGTCAAAGGAGCACACCGTGACTCACGTTTCAGAGAAAAGAGGATTCGCGGGAATTGATAACGAGTTCTGGTGGCCTATAGACCAGTGTTTCCCTTGCGATGAAGTAACATTGCCTAAAAAGCGCAGCTAAGGACTGCGCACAATAACCAAAACAAGAAGAATTATGAATGAAGACAGAATCCTAGAGATGTTCTTTGAGAAAGCCAGATGGCAGTATGCCATTGAGAAAGGCTTATTCAAGGACATGAACAAAGCAGTAATGTATCGGCTTACAACGCCAGAGGCTCGTCTGGCTATGTATCAGAGGATCAAGAGCGGTAATTACAAGATAATGCCGCCACACACAGCAAAGATTCCGAAAGACAACGGAGATTTCCGTACGGTCTACGTGAATGAAAATGTGGACAGAATCCTACTGAGCATCGCCAACGACCTCTTGTTTGAGCTGATGCCAGAGATGGTGCATCCACGCTGCACGTCGTACCAGAAAGGTATCGGCTGCGGTCGTGTGGTGCAAGATGTGTCTCGGATAATATACTCAGCAGAGGGAAAAATCATCGGGTGGAAAGGTGACTTCTCCAAGTACTTTGATTCTGTGCCTATTCGGTTCATCGACTGGGCATTCGACAAGGTAGAGGAGAAGTACGGAAAATCTGCGCTGATAGATGTCATTCGTGACTACTATCACACAGACATCTATTTCGATGAGGACAACAACCTCTGTGAGAAGTATCAGTCCCTCAAGCAGGGATGTTCTGTTGCTGCATGGCTGGCTGATGTCATTCTCTATCATCTTGACGACAAGCTATCTAAGCTTAACGGATATTACGTCCGCTATTCAGATGATACGCTGTTTGTCGGTGAAGACTATGAGAAAGCCATGGATATCATGAAGAGCGAGCTGGAGATGATGCAGATGACGCTCAACCCGAAGAAGGTTGAGTATCTTGACGCTAATCATTGGTTCAAGTTCCTCGGATATTCCATCAAGGGTCACAATATCTCTCTGTCGTCCACACGTATCAAGACCTTCCAGAAGGAGATTGAGAAGAGGACGATAAAGAAACGTGATACTACGATGACGAAAGCCATCAATGCCGTAAACAGGTATCTCTACAAGGGGTACTGCGATTATTCCTGGGCTACTCAGGTTCTTCCGGTCATAAACGTGAAAGAGGATATCGACAAGCTCAACGCCTTCGTCATGGACTGCATCCGTGCGGTCAAGACAGGCAAGAGAAAGGTCGGTGGTCTCGGATACGTGAAGACTCAGACTGTAGGTTGCATAGACCGAGGTCGTGGCAGGAACGTGAAAGCAAACAGAAGTAAGACAGAGAGCGAAATCAAGGGGTATCTATCAATCGGTTGCGCACAGAATGCCTTGCGAACGAGCAGGGCAGCGTACAACACATTGGTGAATACTCTGTAGATGTAGCTTCCAGCGCAGGAACTGTTGGAATGAAGATGTGGTTTAAACATCCGGTCTCGAAGATCGCGGACAGCATCTCATAATCTGAGATGGTCCAGCGATCCTCTCCACCAGGATATTATCAAGCTAATATAGCCATGCGCAGTATCTTCTGACCGACAGACTCTGTATCCGAGCACACGGACGTGGGAGAAGGACGGGCGAAGATTCAGGCGATGCCTCGTATAACATCATCTGAACATCCGACAATGCATGGATGTTCGTATGACGAACAAGGCGTAGCTCATCAACGAAGTACAGAAATGTGCCAGTCCGTATGACTTCCACCGGTGGCGCACACCACCAATCCCTGATGGATGGCAATGTTTAATACCACAGGTTCTCTTAACCAGAGTAGTTAATCCATGGAGTCCTGGATTAACTATTCTGGCGAATCCTGTGTCAAATCAGAATCATAAAGTTATTGTGCCGAGCCATCGGTCAGGGAATTACCCTAGCACGAGGGTAGTCTTCAGAGGGGAGATTATTTATGAGTGTCTGTTTCCATGCCGCCGGCCTCCCGGAACACTATCCGGTACTCCGGCGGCTTTCAACAGCCCTCGAATCAAGCTGTTATAGCTACGTGCCACGCTCTCAGATGAAGACAACGTTATTGCCAAACGAGGTACACGAGGAGGAATTCTTTATATCACGAGCTTTGTAACTCGCGGGGAGGCATCCTTAGAACAACGATGCTCCCCGCGATATCAGCTCCCTCAATCGCCAAGATAGAGGAAGGCAACAGACCTATGAGTGTACCTACAAACAACCATGTGAATTGCATCACGACTTATCAAGAGTATGAGGTTTAATATCCCGTGGATTGGATCAAGAGCATATATCCATGCAACATAATACATGAGATAAGTCATGCGCATTGCAGCGATGTCTGACAAGTTCTGAGTGTTCATCGAGCGTTTCATTGATTCTGAAGCCAAGGATGTGGAAGCATTCGCTTCCTGGAGGTTGGCTTCATAACAATGCCACGCCCTTAATCGAAAGCTTAAAGCAATGCAACGTATCAGGTTGAGTCAGACTAGGTTATTGCGAGCCGAATGGTGCGCAAGGAGAATAGATTGTACAATACGGTATCAATCATCCTGAAGATCCAGGTGGTTACCTGGATCTGTCAGGACTTAGATACAGTATTTATCAAGACCTTATAGTTACGCAACAGATTCTCTGAGCGCACTCCTATTAACCAATATTTTAGAATTATGAACAGTAAATTACTTAAGAAGCTTGAGGAAATCAAGAAAGAGTACTGGGAATCCGAAGTTTGCATGGGCGAGATGCTGGACTCTGTGAGCGCAGACGGATTCTCTATCGAGGAGGCTCACTGGTTGTATATGCGTGCAATGGAGTGGGCGAACGGAGATAAATTCTATATCCACATCGGAGAAGACGAAGATGTACTGAGTAAGGATGAACTCGAAGAAGCCAATTTGATAGTGCTACAATAAGCACTATCCCTATTAACCAATACAATAGAATTATGACATACGACGAGATTATCAATGCAGTTGAGAATGGTGCTAAGTTCACCATCAACTTCCAGAAGAGAACATGTAGAGTGAACGGCAAGGTAGTAATGTCCGAGGAAGACAAGCCGAAAGACACACCTTACCTTACACCCGAGGTTGTATTTGTAGGAATCGAGCAGAGATATGCAGCGTACAAGCATTCTGTGCCTTCGGAGCGCTCTGAATCACATCGTCACTACTACTTCAAGGCTTTACCTGAGAAAGAACTCTCAGACGAAGATATGATGTACGGAGAGCGACGTGAAGTGGCGAGGTGCAAGCTGGAGCTGTACGTTCTTATGCAGCTACTCAGAGGCAACCTCTGGTGGGACAACTCATGGGGAACATGGTTCTGGTGTTCAAAGAACGATAAGGACCTGATTATCCTCAGAGACTGGATTGAGCCAAACAAGGGTGGGGCGTAAGCCTCATCCACTAGAGTTAAATAAATTTTTAGTAACCAATTTAAAATAATTAGAATTATGAAGCAGATTGTAACAATCACTGGCGAGAACTTGAACATCGTAACTAACAATGTAGAGGCTACAGCAGCTACCGGTAAGAAGACCAAGGCGCAGATGCGTCTCGAAGCTCTGAAGGCAGCAGGCGTTGACGTTAGCAAGTACTTCCCTCTCGGTGATGACCAGCTTATCAAGATCGAGAATGGTGCAGCTGTCCCTGTTGATATGGACGATACAACCATCGATGCGGTAGGAAAGCAGATTGTCGAGGGTGGATACGTAAGTAACTGGAAGCTGTTCCGTCGCTGGGTGATGAGCCAGATGTTCCACATGTTGCGAGACATGGATAAGAACGGACTCACATTCAATGCGGTATTGCAGCGCAAGGGCTACGAGTACCAGTGGCGCATGCTGGAAAATGAGCTCTATGCTCAGATGAAGATGGAAGCTCACGGGGATCATGACAATGCCGACGCGAGAAAAAGATGGTTCGGAGGCTTTGTCGCTAGCGAAATGGCTTACGATTACATCGATAAGCTCCGCAAGTACGTGGACGACAACCTTACTTGGAAGGTCAAGAAAGACGCGAACGGAAACAAGAAGAAGACTTTCAAGCATACCTGCAAGGGCAATCCTTACGTGCGCCTTCAGAACAAGGACATCTTCGTTTCCGACTTGGAGAAGAAGGTATTTGTACCTCTCTGTGACCTTGCGCGCAAGATGTGCGACAGCAAAACCTACAAGGAAGTCTACGATGCCGTTCACGAGTTCAACAAGAACCGCAAGCATCTCGCATGGGACACCAAGCAATCAGATGTATTCATCAATGCCTACAAAGGTTCTGGTGCTTATTACACCATGCGTAACCTTATCATGTTCCACGGAGCAAGATTCCTGAAGAGCGGGCGAAAGATGTCAGAAGCCAACTCGTTGAAGGAGCTTGAGTCTAAAGCAAAGCTCTATGATGAGCAGGGTTGGAGAATGCTCGGTGTTCTCAAGCAGCTTATCAAGGAGTCCGGTATTAACATCCAGGGTAAGATTGATGAGTGGAAGAAGTAATCACCAGTAGAACGTAAGGTTCGCCGCCTGTAGTATGGTGACCCGGCAAGAATTCACAAGAGCTTCTTCAACGAAGGATCTCCTCCAGTTACTACTGGAGGTAATCCTTCAATCTAAGCTCTCTAGATCAAACTTTTAGAGTAAGGCGCGAGCCGGGAGCCATTCTAGCCAAAAGTCGGTTACTGATTCGGTAACCGATTCAATGTCTAACCAATAAAATTAAGGATTATGAAAGAGATTAATGTAGACACAAGGAAGTATATTAAGGCTCCTATTGATGGAAAGAATGTCGTTGAGGAATCACTTCTCGATGCTATCTTTGATGATTCGCAATATCTTAGCAACAAGTTCTCCCTGGGATTTGTCGGTGGTGTACCTACAATGATAGAGTACAACGGAAACTACCTATCTATCAAGAAGCTATGCCCGTGGAGTACATCAGAGTGGGGTAGAGAGATTATCAAACGACTAACAGGCGAGTCCAAGAACAACATATATTGTTACGAGACGAAGCAATATCTCGATGAACGTCAGGCAGAGCCTTTAATCTATACATTCTTTCTGAGTACAGGCTACCTTACTGTAAGATTTCACTACAATGTAAAAGTAGATGAAGATTAGCCAAACATGTCAGTCGTTAACAGCGGCTGACTCCTTATCATAACTAGATTTTGTTTAAATGGTTCAAACCGGTCTGTCGTGAGACACGCCGGTTTTTTGTTCCCCAAGTATTAACCAATTAAATTAGAATTATGAGTAGAAATTACTGGACATTAGGTAAGGAAGGAATGAAGACTCGTCTGTCAAAGGCACAGGCAGCTTATGAGAACGCAGTAGAGAACGTCAGCGACTTGCATGTCAAGATCAGTGATGGCAACACAAAATTGGGAGCAATCCCATCCGTGTCGCTCATTCCGGTCATGGATTGCGGTAACTGTGCAATCTGTTCGAAGAGCTGCTATGACCTCCGCAACGATATGATTTACAAGGAGGTTATCAAGACGAGAACCATCAACTCTGCAATCTACCATGAGGATCCCGAACGATACTTCAAGGAGATTGATGACTACCTCAACTACCGCTATCCTAAAGCATTCCGATTCCACATCGGTGGCGACATACAGGACAAATGGTATCTTGACAAGATGTGCGAGATTGCTCGCAAGCATAAGGATACCAAGTTCCTGGCGTTCACGAAAATGTTCGATGTGTGTAACGAGTACCTTGATGAGGGCAACGTCATTCCCGAGAACATGCATATTCTATTCAGCGGATGGCTAGGTCTCAAGATGGATAACCGCCACGGATTCCCGGAGGCGCATCCTATCTTTGAGAGTGGAACGTCTGCTCCGGAAGGAACACGCCTTTGTACCGGAAACTGCACAGAGTGCCTGAAGGAAGACAGACTATGCTGGTCCATCGGGAAAGGTCAGGCGGTAGGATTCCTTGCACACTAGCCAAAATCCTCGTCAGTAATGACGGGGGTACTATGTTTAACCAATTAAAATTTTGTGAATTATGGCAGTAGCAAGAATCGTTAACGTTAATGAGATCTTGAAGGCAAAGGGCTTGAAGCCTAAGGTGTTCAATCTGAACATATTCTGTAGCGTTGTTTCAGATTTCTTTATGACACATGAACCAAAGGAAACAATTTTGCTTCTCCCGAAGAGGTTCCTTGATATGGATAATCCACCAGAGGGAGATTTCATTGAAATGCTGGACGTAAGCATCTGGAAGAAGAAATCGGAAGACCCCGACGACCCATTCGACTTCATCGACTATCAGTTTATGGTACGGAATAAGATGATGAGACCGATAATCTTTGTCAACGAGCCTTTTCTGACGGAAGCCGCTCTCTCTCTGAGAAACATCTGCGGATATTCCGTCACGGGCAGAACACGAAAGAAGAAGAAGGAATATATCGTGTCTCTGCCGGTGTAAAGCCGAACAAGGCGTGGAACATTATTGTTTCACGCTCCCAGTATTAACCAATTAAAATTAAAGATATGAATGATTTTTTAAAATTAGCTGAGGAATTAGACTGGAGTTATAATGTTGACGATACACCTAACGAAAGAGGTGAGGTTTGCGTCGAGTTAGAGAAGTATTCCCCACAAGACCAAGACTTCATCGCCACAATTTGGTTCGAGAATGGCAATAAGTCTGACTTCATGGATAAGTTGTATCAATATTATAGCGACTTCGATCCTGACGAGGAAGCCAGTAAATGGATTGGCGATGATGGACATGGTGCTAACGGCGCGCCATACAAATTATCGGATATTTTGCAAGATATGGAGGATTGCAAGGATATGCTACTAGATTTATGGCACGAGTATTTTTACGATGAGTACCCAGAAAATCGTCCAAATGAGACCGACGAAGGGAAGCGACTCGCAGGAGAAATCGAGGAGAAATCCGGAAAGCATTACCACTCGTGCTCTCTACAGAATTATCCGAGCGGTAAGTACGGCGTTATCATTGATGGCTGCCAGAAGTTTCTATCGGAATGCAAGGAAGAGACATTAGCCTATATGAAAGGCGTGCTTACGGGCCTTGATATCGAAAGAAAAGACTAAGCCAAACAAGCCTGCCGGGAACGGTGGGCATCAAGTCAAACCAAAATATTAAGATTATGAAGAGAAAAGTATTGAAAGACAAGATTGATGAGTTGCGTTCAACAGCAAAGATGGAGCTTGCATGCACCATCCGTGAGATAATGAGAGAGCGCGGAATCCTAAGCAAGGAACTTAAGAACCCGGTTAAGTGCAGCGACGGACTTTTCGAAGCTGTCCTCATTGAAACTAACGGCGAGGATACCGCTATTCCGACTATCACGCTACGTATGATGAGCTACAAAAGAGTGGTGAAGAGAGTATCCCCTATGGATTTTGAGATGGACTTCGAGTCGCTCGCCAGTATTGCCTACGAGCTAAACAACGAGCTCGAAAGTTAATTTAGCGTTAAAAACGGCAAAGATGATGGTTTATTTTATAAACTTTCAGTATCTTTGCCACTAGTAACCAAAATATTAGAATTATGACAGAAGAATTAAGAATCAAGACAAGAGACTGGGAACGACTGTTGAGTCCCGTTCAGCAGGAGAAGTACAAGCTCGCTATCAAGCAGGGATGGTTCTCTGACTATCACAGCAACGCATGGAGGCACAGCACCTTCTATGGAGCCTATATCTGGAAGAATCCGAAGTACATCAAGGTCGTTCGAATGTTCGAGGAGCTGTTGGGGCATAAACCACTGTGGGAAGACATCACTGACGACAACCTCCGCGACCTCTTTGAGAAGATCAAGGAGAACTATGCTCCAAACTCCGCAAAGACCGTATGCGCCACCATCAAGGCAGTGATACGTGAGAATGACGCGACGAAGGAGATTAACAGCCCTACGTTCGGAAAGATACTCAGAACGAAGGCTGTTCCTGTCCAGTCCGTCTATCTCTCGGATGAGGAGATAGATAGAATCATCAATTACAATCCGAGGGGACAGACTAGGAGATATGTCCAGCGCATGTTCCTCATGGAATGCCTCTGTGGAGCACGCTACAGCGATTGTCAGAGAATAACTCCTGAGAACATCGATGATACCGGATATTTTCTTGTGTATGTGGCACAGAAGACCAAGACGGAAGTAAGAGTCCCTCTTCACAAGAAGCTCCGTCCGTTCCTGGTATGCGGCACGGGCGTTGAGCCCCTTCCTGGAGAAATCAGCGAGATGACCTTCAACCGAACTCTTCGTGACATCTGCCGTGATTGCGGAATAGATGAGAACACGAAGGTGTTCCATGCAGGTAAGGAAGAGACCGGAAAGAAGTACCTCTTCATCTCTTCACACACCGGCAGACGTTCGTTCGCCACGAATCTCTCCAAGAAAGGCGTACCATTGGAACAGATTGCCGTTATGATGGGGCATACTAGTAACGGTAAGCCTAATATCCAGATGACGCAGCGGTACATCGTTGGTAAGACCGAGATTGACAGCAGTACCCTGAGACTGTTTGGTGTATACGATAAGGATCTGGATGATGGTCTAGATGAGGACCAAGCTAAAACTGGAGATGGCCATTAGCCATCTCCTGCTATTGTTTAACCAATTAAATAACGAATATGGCAGAAGATAATAAAAAAGAACTCATCAATGAGTGCCAGGAAAAGTATGCCGAGCTTATAAAGCAGACGGTCATAAAGGCACTCACAGGCGAGATTTCTACGAACTCCGCTATGGTAAAGGAATTGGAGTCACTGAACTTCCAATACCACGAGGAGATGGACGAGTACGACGATACGGCGCCTGACCTTAACCCGGAGCTCATAGAAAACTTCAGGCAGGCAGAGAATACTGGCAAGAATGTTTCCGTTGAAGCGCAGGAATACCTTCTTGCCCTCGGCATGTGCGAGAAGATGTTCAACCAGAAGATATGGGTCAACGAAGATGGCCATATATGCGACGAAGACGGTAACAGACTTTCCGCTGATGGTGAGCATCGGGTATTCGATATCATCAAAGGTGGAAAATGATATACTTCTAGTTTTCATAACTAGATTTGTTTAAATGGTTTTCCTCTCTTGCCCGTGAGGGTAGGAGGGGATTTTTAAAACGGCCCCGATTAGCCAAAAATAGGGAGCTTCGGCTCCTGCAATTATTAACTTTTTAAAAATAAGAGTTATGGCAAATTGGGCATCAACAAGCTATCGTATTGAAGGCAACCAGAAGGATCTTCAGGAGTTAAACGACCTTTGCAAGGCGTTTATGAACAAAGAGCGTCCTGTAATGGAGGAAGGAGCGTCTGAGAACTGGGAAGGAAACATTATCCTGGCTCTTGGCGAGGAAATTGGTGACAGCTACATTCGTGGATTCATCCAGTATCTTGAGCTGTCAGATGGTCTCTTGAGCATCGATTCAGAGGAGGCATGGGGAGCAACGGACTTTAATAAGCTCCTCGAAAAACGCTATGACGGCATGAAGGTGTATTTCATAGTGGAAGAGGAAATGTGTGAGGTCTATGCTACAAACGACGCAGAAGGCAAATACTTCAACTGTCGCTCTGTATTGACTTCGTATGTAGATGGAGAATATCACAGAGAAGAGTTTAAGAATAAAAACGAGGCTTTAAAGTATGCAGCGAAACTCATTGGTCGTGATTCTGTCACAAAGTTAGAAGTTGCAAAGTGGAACGAGGAACGCAAGAATAAAGGCGTTTTTGAATACATAAACATCAATGGATGTGATATTATTGACGAGTAATAATTTAAGCCCTACGCATCACGGATAAGCGGAAAGAATATGGAGAATATATTAGAAAAGACGGTGAAGGAAAATGGAAATATCGACTTTAGCGAATTAAGTTGGAAGCAGGTCGTTGCACTCCTGAACGCCTGGGATTCCAGCTTCGCAAGAAATGAGAACACGTCGTTCTCGGAGATGGTGAAGCGATGCTATAAATCACGTCCATGGCATGAGAATGCGAATATAATCTATTTGCATCGAGATAACAAGAAAACTACCATCCTCCCTCACGCCTGTTATAACCTCGACGAAGCAGAGGAAAACATGATATTTAATTTGCTCAAAAAGCAATTAAAGTGAATCTCTACGGATGCAGTAGAACGAAAAAGCCCCGACCTAAGCCGGGGCTACCACAGACCATTACAGTCTGACATCTACGATAGTAGAAATTTGCTCTATCAAGAGCGTTTAAATCCACAATTCCGAAGAATTGACCGTCAACGGAAGTATATTTTTATTTCTATTCCATAAAGGTTCGATTAAAGTCTTCCGAAGACATGTGCAAAGATAGTGGATTTATTTCAGAAAACAATATTTCTTCAACAACAATTAACGAATTTAACTTATATGTACAAAGTCATAAGTACAGAACATCATTTTTATCCTCATGTCGTGCTAGAATTGCAGGATACCGCCACCAAAGAGACAAAGTGGTGGTGCTACGCTGACTTTCATGACGAGGACCTGTGCAAGGAGCTTGGGGTGAAGGACCTTACCGGTTGTACCCTTGACAAACAGCCAAGTCACGGGACCTGGATATCCAAGGAGGATATAGGGCATCTGTAATCGCAGGTTCTCATACGACTAGCCGCTTATCACTTAACAGATAGGCGGCTATTTTATTAAAAGTCACCACTAAAAGCACACCGAAAAACGCTCTTTTTCTTAAAAAGGGTTAATGTAAATATTCTGTACTTTAATAAATAGCACAAAATATTGTTTTTACTCTAATCGAAACATTAAAACAAATCAGCACTTTCGAGAGTTTTGTTTTTACTTTTTACTTGAATGAGCGGATTTTTTACACAAATCAGGCATTTGGAGGGTAAGAATAATCGTCGTATCTTTGCAGTGCTTGTTAGAAGTCGCGCGCTAGCAAATAAATAAGATTATCTGAAGTTGACTAGCTCAACTACAACGATATACCCTATCCAAAGTTTGGAGCGCGACCCAGACGGCGGATAGGGTTTTTCTTTACCCTATCTCAAAGTTCCAAGCAAAGACATACGAGGTTCAATCCGTGCAGTCCTCTTCGGGGTTATCGACCGATATATAAAACTGCTCTGTCAGGTAAGTTACATTATGGTTGTGTAAATCCCGCAACGTGTCACCTCACGACGGGTGCCCATATCAGAAATGAGAAAGCCAACCATAACGAGCAAAGCTCTGTGGGTATCAGAAGACTTATGCTGGCTTTACAAGGAGTACGAACTACTATGGTATATTATATATATTGTAGTTGATAAAAATTCTGGTTCGGCTCGCTTGGCTATCCCATATTTCTTATGGGTATAGAGGTGTTATATACATAAACAAAATATTGAGATTATGAACAAGAAACTTAGATTGCTGGTGACTGCAAAGTGTCACAACAAGTGCCCTATGTGCTGCAACAACCAGTTCGACTTCGAGAAGATTCCGGTAGTTGACAGATTGGACTATGATGAGATTAGTATCACTGGTGGAGAACCTCTTCTGCCGGATTGCAACGGAAAGACAATGTGGCTTGCTCACGGAATCAGAAACGTATTCCGTACGCTCGGAATCCCAGCGCCAAGACTTTTCCTCTATACGGCATGGGTTGATTACAGAACACTCCGCAATCGCAGCTATGACTTCGACGGAATCTGTCTCACGCTCCACAGCAAGCTCGATGTGGTAAAGTTCGTTGAAATGAACGATGTGATGCTCAGACATAAGAAATACAGATGGAACGACAATGGTTTCAATCCTGACTGCTCCCTCCGTCTCAACCTCTTTGCAGACATGAAGGCTCTTCTCCCTAAGGACATTGACCTGTCTATGTGGAAAGTGAAGGACATGGAGTGGGTGAAGGATTGCCCGGTTCCGGATGGAGAGGACTTCCGAAGAATCAAGGAGCTGTTCTAGTGGATAATTTTTAATATTTAAATAATATGAGTGTAAAAAACATTATTTTGGCATCAGTACTCGCAATAGTAGTACTCGCCGCAGGTTCAGTTATCGGTTGTTATTTCCATTACAACAACCAGGAAATCTCACTTCGCCAGCAGTCAGAGGCTCAGCGTGGCAAGATTGAGGGTGTTCACGACAAGATGTGGAAGGTTCTTCAGCAGAAGGCACAGGTTACGGATGAGTACAAGTCCGCATTCGAGTCCATCTATCCGAAACTTATCGAGGGCAGATACTCAAAGGGAGACGGCTCGCTTATGAAGTGGATCAAGGAAAGTAATCCTAACTTCGACGTTTCGCTATACAAGGACCTCATGCAGTCCATAGAGATTCAGCGCTCCGAGTTTCAGACATCACAGGAGAGAATGCTCGATATCATCCGTGAGCACGAGACGCTCGTGAAGACATATCCGGCAAAATGGTTCATCTCCGATACGAAACCTATCGAATACAAGGTTATCTCCTCATCCAAGACAAAGATGATCATGCAGCTTGGAGAGGATAACGACGTAGACCTGTTCAAGAAATAACGGCTTATGGAAATATTCATATTTCTAATCCCATTCGTGGTTGCTGCTTTCCTGTTGATTTTCTTCAGGAAGCAGACCACCTGGTGGGAATACGCAGTACTCATTGTTCCTTCCATCCTCATAGGCATCCTCATGGAGTTCGTGTTCAAGCAGTCCAATGCTGCCGACACGGAGTATCTCGGAAGCTACGTGACAAGAATCCGTCATTACGATGCCTGGAATGAGTACATACACCGCACGTGTACAAGGACCGTTGGAAGCGGAAAGAATCAACGTACGGAAACGTATGATTGCTCGTATGTTGACTATCACCCTGAACGTTGGACTTATTTTGATGCTAGAAATAAAGAGGAGTACTTCATGACAGACAACGAGTTTAATGTAGTCAGAAAGATTCTTGGAACCCAAAGTGTGTTCATTGATATGCACAGGGATTACTACACTAAGGATGGTGATGCTCAGGAATGGGCGTGGGATGGCTCCATTGAAAACTCGTACACATTATCTTCCGAGCATGATTACAAGAATAAAGTGAAAGCCTCACGTTCTATTTTCAAGTTCGAGGATATAGATTATCAGCAGGCGCGAAAGCTTGGACTGTTCGAGTATCCGGATATCGTTCTTTATGACCAGAACCCAGTGCTTGGACTGAAGATTCCGAAGAACCAGGAGAAGGCGATGAGATGGCTGAACGGATACTATGGCGAGCGGAAGCAGTTTAGGGTGTTCGTCCTGTTCTTTATGAACAAGCCGGAAGAAATCGTTGAAAAGCAGCGCTCATACTGGCAGGGCGGAAACAAGAATGAACTTGTCGTGTGCGTCGGTATTGATAAAAACAAAAATGTCAAGTGGTGCAACGCATTTTCATGGTGTGATAGCCCGGTCGTAGGCGTTAAGAGTAGAGACTGGTTTATGAGCAATCCCGTAAATCTCGAAAAGTACGCAGAGTATATCGGTCCAATCGTAGAAAAGGAATGGCGCAGAAAGAACTTCGAGGATTTTGATTATCTTACCATAGAGCTTACCGACGGGCAGTACTGGGCCATCATTATTCTCTTGCTGATATTCAATATCGGAATGAGCTTCTGGATTGTAACCAATAATTATAAAAACGATTTGTAGCGTATGAAAGAAAGACTAAAAATGATTTTCGACCGCATCGACATCTTCGTCGTGTGCATTATCTTCGGGTGTTGCCTCACAATAGCGGAGGTATTCATAGGAACCTGGGGAGGATTTGTTCATTGCTTTATAATGACATTCCTCATTACCGAAGTCTGCTACACCCTCCGCTGCAACGAGAAGCTGAAGAAGGAGCTAACGAAGGCGCAAGCCGAATTATGGTTCGAAAAAGAACTCAATATCAGAAAGGAGGCATTTATTACCAAGTATAGCCTCGTTATTGACCTTTGGAGGGCAAAGTGGAAATATGAGAACGCAAAGGTAAGTTTTATAAAACGAGAAATTACCTCAAAAGAGTTCATTGCAGCAATGGGTGATACGGAGGAGAAAATACACGATATTTCAAATAAAATCGCTATCGCTGACTTTGAACTTAAGAAACTATACGAGAGGAAACAATAATATCTTTAATATACCCCCACGTCATTTCCAGATGGCGTGGGGATTTTCCTTGTTAACCGTTAAGATAGTCGATGACTTTTCGGTTCGCCTCGTCTATCTTCTTATTGTCGAACTGAATATAGAGCGAAGTCGTGTCGCTATCCCACTCACTATGGCCCAGAGCCTTGCCGATAACTTCCTTCGGAATATCAATGCTCGCCGCTATGGTGGCCCAGCTTCTTCTGGCAGTGTACCATATTATATCCTTGTGAAGTGGCTTAATTTCCTTCTTGATCAAGGCGCCACGCTTGTTCTTCTTCATTTCTGTTGGTCCGATTCTCTTCAGGTAATCTCCTAGCGTTCTTCTGAAGCTTGATTCCTTTGTTCCGTCATCCAGGATGCACAGAAGATGATTCTTTCCCTTATACTTCTTAATGATTTCCATCGCTTCCGGCTCAACCTTGATGTCGTAGAGCCTGCCTGTCTTGTTGCGCTTGTACTGGATGCGCCCTTTCTTGATGCAGTCAGCAGGAAGTTCGAGCAGGTCGGAGAGGTTGATGCCTATCAGATAGAACCCGAGCATGAACAAGTCACGGTACTTCTCCATGAAAGGCTCTACCGGAAAGTCGCGATACTCCCTCATCTCCTCGGCGTTCAGATACAGGTACTGCTGTCGCTCTGTCTTGATAGAGAACTTACGGAAAGGATATTTGGTGGTAATCTCGTTGTCTATGGCCCAGTTGAACACCGTACGTATGTTTCTGAGGTCGATGGCTATTCCACCGCTCATACGACCCTTCAGAAGCTCATGCGCCTGGAATCTCTCAAGCCAGTCCCTGTCTATGCTGTCGAAGTCGGCATGCTCATCGAAGGATTCAATCCTCTTCCTTGTTCTTAGAAATATCTCCTTGGTACTATCCTTAGCCTTGGTCTTGATGAACTCATCGATGTAGTAGAGGATATTCTTCTCTACGGATGCTGTCCTTCCGTTTATGATGGCTTTGATTTCGTCCTTCATTCTTGCTATAGGAAGATCGGTATTCATATAGACATATTCTTCCACGGACGCAAATAGCCTTGCTAGCATGGCCGTCTTGGCTCTTGCGTTCGGAACACTCTTCGGGAATACCATCCCGCTGAACTTGACGGTACTCGTGATTCCGGTATAGACCTGGAATCTCTTTCCCTGATAACTGATGATGAAGAAAACCTTTAGGGACTTTCCTTCAACGTATGTCTTGATGCTATTCATACTTACTCACAGATTTTACTCAAAACTCAATTTTACTCACATATTACTCACAAAACTACTCACATTGGCGTACATTATGCACGTTTTTGTACCTATTTTATGGGTGAAAATGATGGATTTTACTATGTTTTTAATGGTGAAAAATGATGTAAGTGGTTGATTATCAGTATTTGAGCGAGATACGGGAGTCGAACCCGCCTCACAGGCTTGGGAAGACTCTCGTATGTTTTGATAAATCTCTAACGCTCTGATGCTTAGGCTCATTGAATAATACTGCACTCACATATTACTCACAAAAATCGTATTTTTACTGCACTTTTGTGAGTACGTACACCATGCCTAATTTTTCTGTTGCAAACTTTACTAGGTCAATTTCCGTTGCTGAAACAAAGTAGGCTACGTACATTTCGCTTCCATCAAAGTACACCGCAGAAGTGCCAGTGTCAACGGTTCCGTCCTGCTTGTAAGCGGTATTAGCTTTCCAGGTCTTGTAGCCACTAAACGGCATTGTCATAGGTTTGGCTGCGTCTCCATTGATAACTACCGAGAAATCGCCTTCCGTGCGAAGGATGCCGCCCTCTAAGAAAGAAATGGTGTTCCCCTTCTGAACAGAGTAATGGTTAATCGGAATAGGGAAATCCTGAATCTTGCTCAGTTCCCACTTGCCGCTCATAACCTTGCTGGCATCAAACTTCTGTTCCTGTTTCTCATTGTCGTCATCATCGCTACTGCTGCATGATGTGAATGATGCTCCTGCAAGAAGTACCATTGCTACTAATAATACCTTCTTCATAATATATAATGTATATAGTTCTATAATGCCTTTAATGAGCCAAGCACCTTGAATACCTTAGTAATGGCTGATTTCTTTATCTCCTGGTCATCGTACTCCTCGTTGATAGCGTGGAGAGTAAAGTGCTCGTTATCCGAACCCTTGCGGATGATCTTAACTGTTCTGAGGTCGTTGGTCGTCATTATTGCATAGACCTCGTTCATAGGCAAGAACTCATTCCAATCAAGAATCTGCTTCAGAGCTATGATGTCTCCGTTGCTTATAAGGGGCTTCATGCTGTCACCTGATGTTCGGCACCAGAAATCCGTCTTCTCGTAGCCTGGTACTGAAATATGCTTCATAGGCACGTTAGGAGAGTCATTGTACATCTCGCTAAAGCCCAACGCAAAGTCTACGTCATAGAAAGGCTTTGCATCTTCTCCGTGCACGCATTGAGTGAACGCCTTGTCGATTGACCGGTTAAGCGAATCTTTGTCGAATCCTAGCGAATAGGTTCGTTTCTCGCCTTCGCCGGTTTCGAGCCATTCCCTGTTTATACCGAGGGTATCACAGATTAATTTGATATCTCTAGGCATAACTGGAGATTCTCCTTTCATCTTCTTACGGAACCCTGACGGATCAATCCCAACCTTCTTAGAGAAAGAATTGGCGTTATCAGCTCCTTCCGACATGAGAACCTTAATTCTCCCGATAATTCCTTCTTTTTCCATAATTAAGTTTTATATATGCAACTAAAAAGCCGCAAAACGTTAATAAATATTTATTATCCCGAAAAATATCGGGATTTCTTTGGAAGTTTCAGGATTTTTCCATACCTTTGCAATCGTCAAACTGGTAAAAACAGAAAGACGAAATGCGGAGGGACTGAGGTTTATCCCATTCCAAGCAACTCTACACTGCAAAGATACGGGTTTTTCTTGGTTTCTCCAAATATTTTTAGTTAATATGAGTAAAAACAATAAAATTTAAGCGATGAAAGCAAGTAAAATACAAGTTAGTGATATCCGAAGTATCGGAGTAGGCGGTTCTATTACCGTCGAGCTTCCTAGTTACCTTGCTTGCGTCTCTGCCAAAAATACGGTCGGCTACGTCAAGAAGGCTTACCCTAGAACTGATGGCTGCACTTACTATTGCAGAATCAATGGTAGCACGATTACAATCGGAGTGGCGGAAGCGGAAAAGGTCAATCGGAGGAAGAGGATCATTAAGTAGTAAACTTAAAAAAAGTTGAAGTATGGAGGAAATTATAAAACTCGGAAGAACCGATACAATGACATCTCTCGAAATTGCAGAGATTACAGGAAAGCTTCATAAGCATATCATGGAAGCCATTAGAAAAATGGAGGTTGCTTGGGAGAAAATCAACGGGTCGAGATTTAGGCTGGTTGAATATACTGACCAGAAAGGCGAGAAAAGACCTTGCTATCAGTTGACAAAAACAGAATGTCTCTATATTGCGACAAAGTTCAATGACGAGGCGAGAGCAAAGCTTGTTCTTCGTTGGGAAGAGTTAGAGAAGAAGGAGCAGTATCAAGTTCCTCAGTCTTTCGCCGAAGCTCTTATGCTTGCAGCAAAGCAGCAGGAGAAGATAGAACAACAGCAGCTTGCTCTTGAATCAAAGAACGAAGAGATTGTACAGCTCTCGGCTACAATCACCGAGATGCAGCCAAAGGTTAGTTATGTTGATACAATCCTTTCGAGCAAGGAGACCGTTACAACGACACAGATTGCTCAAGACTACGGTCAATCAGCAAAGGCGTTCAATATCTTGCTGAGAAACTTCGGCGTTCAACGTAAAGTTGGTGGCCAGTGGATTCTCTACGCAAAGTATCTCCCTTGTGGTTACGTTCAGTCAGAAACAGTTTCTATCACTCATCGTGATGGTAGTGCAGGTTCTGTAATGCACACAAAGTGGACTCAGAAAGGAAGACTATTCTTGTATGATGAGTTAAAGAAACATGATATCCTTCCATTAATTGAGAAATAGCCTATGCCTCGTAAGAAAGTATCAGTAGAGCCTGTCGAAAAGATATGGCTCTCCACAAAAGAGTTCGCCAAGTATATTGGCATGAGCACTGGTTACATACACGACTTGAGAAAGAGCGGTCAGATACATCACTACATGTTAGGAAACACCGCATTCTTCAAGAAGTCTGATGTAGATGAGCTCATTGAAGGACATAAGGTATGCTGATGCCCTTCAAGTTGGTTGAGAAGAATAGAATCATATATATTTATTTTCGATATTATTTCCTAAAGGCTCGTGAGAGCGTAATTTGAACTTATAATCATATTATAATGAATCTACAGCGGTAGATATGGGGTGTTTTTAGATATTTTCACCCCAACTGGCTGAGTAGCTCAGTAGAATAGAGCATCTGGGTCCTAACCAGAGGGTCGTGAGTTTGAGCCTCACCTCAGTCACGCTCTTTTTAGTTCCTTTTGGTAGATTCTCTCTGAAGGCGCAAAGGTAAGTCCACATACCTTGTAAAGTAGGTCGTCCGGGCATCGACAATCTTGCGTCAGATGAGAGCTCGACAAATAGGAAAGAAGAATAGATCTTTGACATATTGATGCACAGAAAAGTATGCGTGGAAAAGAAGTAGCCGGAGAGCACCGTTGGGCGCCGTGACCCGGTGAAAGGACGCACGACATACGGAAATCCAGTTAGTTCTGCATCAAGTAGGCAGACGAACTGCACCGGAACGAAGAATTGTCGGTGCAAGCACTATCGAAAACGTTGCAGTCTGGTGAGCAGGGAAAGCTCTGAAAATCCAAATGAAGCGAGAATCGCACAATTTTATATAAAGACAAAGAGGAGACTGGTGTAATTGGAAGCACAGCGACAACTAGATGATACCGTTCTTATCGTCGTGAGATGGGGGTTCGAGTCCTCCGTCTCCTCCAAAAAGTTTTAAGTTTATTCAACAATTTAAATGCAGCTCGTCTGTGAAGATAGGCTGCAACTACGGGGAGATAGCTCAACGACAGAGCGACGGCATGAAGCTAGAGTACAGACGTTTGACTCGTCACTCTCCGACGACTAGTATAATTCAATTGTATTTTTATAGCGTTAAGCGTTAATTGTTAATTGTTAGTAAGCAATATCCCTGGCGAGGGAAACATTTAAAGGGTTAATATTACTATCGGCATCTGGTCCGCGAGGATCGGGTGCTTTTAAAAAGGTGTTTCATATATCTACTTAATATAATGTTAATGGAGAGTAGCTCAGTAGCAGAGCGCCAGGGGAAAGCCCTTGGAGGTCGATGGTGCGAATCCGTCCTCTCTTCCTAAAAAGCTCTTTTCATTTTTCCGTAAAGTATATTTAAATTGGTTAACTGGCAGCCCAGTAGCTCAACTGCATAGAGCCGTGGTCCATCCGCGAGGTTGGGAGTTGGAGTCTCCCCTGGGCACAAGAAAGTAGGTAAATTTTTATAAGTCTTTTGATTTTCTATTAGGTAGAAATGTTTTGTGTTCATATCACTCTTGCTTGGGAAAGTAGGAGTGCATAAGCTGCATTAGCTCAGTTGGTCAGAGCGGTCTAAGGTACACTGACAGGTCGCAGGTTCGAGTCCTGCATGTAGCTCGAGTGTATTTGCCATACATGTGATTTAAATTTTAGTGGAACAAAAAGGGAGTGAGGTTGTTAAGTCATCCTCCTCCCGATTCTTCGTGTAGGCTGTTTTTAATAATGTATTCATATACCACGTGAACCACCTCTCCTGCCTTGCGTGGTAGGCTAACCGGAGAGGTATCTATAGATGAAGGTAATAAAGACTATAAGAATCCGCAAGGAGAATATAGGTGATATCCGCAAGCTCGAATGCGTAGAGAACGTTGTCGAGAAGGATGGGGATATCAAAGTCACCCTCAAGCCGGAGCATACTGATGGTAGATTAGAAGCCGTCAAGGATGAATATCTCGTGAAGTGGAAAAGCGGTAAATGGCAGCGCTTCGGCGAGACGGCAATCAATAACCTCTACAAGAATCCAGGAAAGGAGGCTGGTTCAACATGGGAGGACGAGTAGGTTCGAAGAAGTATTACGCTCCTGACGGGAACATATACGATTCCAGAGAAGAGTATCTGTACTTGCAGACCATCCTTGATGATCCTAATATAAGCTGTATTCATAGGCAAGTGACCATCACGGCAATCAAGCCTGTATGGATGCTGAGACCAAAGCAGCTTAAGACAAAGGTCAAGTATGAGAGAAGGTCACTGCTTTACGGCCACAACTATACTGCCGACTTCGTTTACCGGGAAGGCGAGAAGATTGTGATATGTGATGTCAAGAGCCTCTACACATCAAAGCTCAGAGAGTTCTCGATAACTACGAAAGCTGTGGTAGCAAGACTTATCGCTCACAATAGGAAACGTCATAACGGCGAGTCTGTTGTGATATTCCGTAAGGCTATCAAGATAAATAAGGATGAGTGGAAAATCGTTGATTATCCACCGTCCGATTGTGCTATTATATAATAAGGTGTAAAATCTAAAAGATATGTGTATAATTTTCATTAGTTTACTAACCACAGTAGTTATGTTTGCTGCTGTATCATTCGTAGCACATCTTTTTGGTTGGGACCAGGAAGACTAGTTTTAATTCTAAATATTTTAAATTATGAACAAAGGAAAGATTAAGTTGACTTTTGAAGTTGACCGCTTCAAGGTTATTCAGATGCTCGCAAAGAACTGCGAGTCCGCAGAAGAGTACAACGAGATGATGAAAATCATCGAAAGTACTGATGAGGTCGTTCGTGAGGATACTTCGCTTGAAAAGACTCATTGTTTACTGATTCTCGATAGATTGTTGCACAACAATCCTAATGCACTACTTGGCGTTCGCCTTAAGAAAAAGGAGGCTGAGATGGAAGCTCCTGGTGAGAATGAAGAGGAAACCGAAGAGGTCGCCGGCGCAATCGAGATTACTGGCGAAGAGGCAAAGAACTTCATGAATTTCGTCAAGAAGTTGGTTGCAAAAAGAAAGGAGGGCGAGTAATGGGCGTAGTATCAAAGTACGGAAACCTGTATGATGTCAAGAAGAACATCATCTGTCACGCTCCGGTCACTTCTTCACATTTCGGAAGACTTCTGAAGAAGGATAACGTGCTTCCTGTAATGAATGGCGTAACAACACCAAAGTTGTTCGGAATCCATGCGGACAAGAAATTTAAGCGTGGACGCTGGCGCCGAGTATTAACACATTAATTCATATAACAATGGCAAAAGAAAAAGCAACTATTGCAGCAACCCTCGGCCACGAGTACGAGGACCTGGAGGAGCGTGAGGATTTCCTCGCCAACAACGCGGACTCTGTTGAGAAGATGGAGTTCATCAAGCGATTCAACTCTGATGAGCTGATGAAGAAGAAGGATCTGTTTGCTCTTCAGTCCGCACGTGCCTCAGACATCGAGGAGGAAATCAAGGATTTCCGTGAGCAGAAAAAGGCAGAGCTGAAGCCTATCAAGGAAGAGATTTCTTCTCTCCTTAAGGAAATCAAGCAGAAGGGTAGTATGGTCAACGAGAAGGTTTACAAGTTTGTTGACCGTGAAGCAAGGATGACTGCCTTCTATGACAAGGAGGGTAATCTTGTTTCTTCTCGTCCGGCAACACGTGACGAACTCCCTAGCAATATATATTCACTTAATCGTGACAAGCAGGCTATGTAGTCTGCTTTCACATAGTTTCTAAATTCTAAAATATTTTGTAAAATGGACAATGAAAAATTGCAGATAAACCTCGCTCCTGGACAGGAGCATGCGGAGCTTGTTATCCGTGAGGTAGGTAACGAGAACCCTTATAAGCTGCCTGCAAAGGAGCCTCTTAATCTTCAGGTAGATGGTGTTATTACCTGTATCTATGCCTTCCTTGAGAAGCGTTGGGGTACAGAGCAGATTGACAAAGAGCATACGCATATTCTTGTTGATCGAGAGAAGCTCGTTGTTACTCTTGTTACAAACGAGAATGATGAGCGAACTACACAGACAATCATCGGCTCTATTCATCTGTCTCGTCAGTTTACTGGATTCCATATCAATGATGGTCAGTTGTGGAAACCGGTACAGCTTGGTGACTTCTTCCGACTCAACCGTTCTTTCTTCGAGACTAAGGAGAAGAACATGGAACTCGTCAATCTCCTCAAGAGCTTCTCGGCGAAGGTTCAGACAACAATCAAGAAGGAATGCAGTGACAATGGTTCCGTGACTGACAACTATGAGAAGGCTGTAGACTCTAACCTTCCTCCATCGTTCACTATCAATATTCCTATTTTCAAGGGCGCCGAGCCAGAGAAGCTCTCTATCGAGACTATCGCTCACGTTGAAGGCAATATTGCATTGCTGACGCTTATCTCTGCTGATGCAGAATGTATCATCGAAGAATCCCGCGACAAGATCATCAATACGGAGCTTGACAAGATTCGTAAGCTCTGTCCTGAGATTCCTATTATGGAGGTATAATGAGTAGAATTAACGAAATCATCGCATCTATGCCGCCGGGTGAAGCTGCTGCCGTGATCCATCTGAGAGAGGTTCACGCCTGTCTGATGGATCTCGACACAAATCGTGCTAGAACTCTGGCGGCTAGAGCTGTCTATCTCGACTATCTTGAAGGCGAGGGAAGAAAGCTCGGTAATATTCCGCGGCACTAAGAAAGAGTCACCTCTAAAGGTGAAAAGGTGACCGTGGAAACTTACTTCAGTTACATCAATAGAGTACATTAATTTTTAATTCTATACAAATGGATATAGAGCAGTTAAACAAAACGCCTCATAATCAGATTTGCGATTTGGCAAGAGACAGATTCATCGAGGTGTACAATCAGAAGTTCGGAGAGGGTGGAGACGTATTCTTTGAAGAGCAGAAGGCGTTCTTCAACGAAGAACTTCTCAATGGTCCGTTCAAAGGCTATCTTGAAAAGGCTCCGTCATTGAATATTCACGATGCCTTCATGAACTTGGCAATTAACGGATTGTCTCTCGAAAAGGGAACTACGACACTCTGCTACCTCATGGGCTACAGTAACTACGACAAGAATACCAGACAAACGAATTATACGGCCAAGATCACCTATACTGGATATGGCGAGATTCTTCTTCGCCAGCGAGCCGGTCAGATTGTTCGTTGTGACAATCCTGTCGTAGTTTACAATTGTGACGATTTTCGTTTCGGTGAACGAGACGGTCATAAGTACGTTGATTACGCAAAGACTTATCCTCGACCTGAAAATTCATACATCGTTGCTTGTTACGTGAAGATTATTCTTCCGAACAATGCCTACGATTATTTCGTTCTTGACCGCGAAGGTATCGACCGTCTCCGTACGTACTCGGAGAAGTTCGGAGGTAAAGACCACAAAGCCAACGCTCTTTACGGCGGAAGCTATGTCGGCAGCGATGGAAGAACGTACTTCAAGGATATTGATACAGGCTTCCTTATCTCGAAGACATGCAAGCATGCGTTCAAGGGCTATCCTAAGCTGAAGGTTGGTCTGGGCGCTCTTTTGCAGGCCGATATCGACATGCAGACTCAGCAGAAACCGACTCAGGAAGCCTTTGGCGCCGGAGATACCGCACCGGAAGACAAAGGCGTCAAGGTAAAGGTTGACAGTGATTCACCATTTTAAAATTGTTATATATGGCAGAAAATACAGAATTGCAGTTGGTACAACAACAAGCCAACAATATTACAAGACAGATTGCAACGCTAAAATCTGATACAGAAAATGCGGTGCAAGCCAACAGGAAATCTTATGAGGCATGCGTGAATGCAGGTGAGTCTCTGTTGTTTGATATTGGCGTTTCCGGGATGAACGATGCTCTTGACGAGAGAGCCGCTGAGTTTATCAAGAAAGCTAAACTGACAGAGAAAGCAATGACGGAGAAACGTAAGGGTGTTACCCAAGTGTTCGATATTGTCCGTAAGGGTTTTACTATGATGGAGAACCTTATCTCTATCAAGAACACCGATTCTGTTGTCTATAAGATTCAGGAGAAACGCAACGAGTATGCGGCATACAAGCTTGAACAGCAGCGTAAGGCTGAGCAGGAACGCCTGCGCCAGGAGCGCATCAAGGAGGCCAAGATTAAGTTGAAGACTGATACGATTGATATCTTGAACAATCTCCTTACAGAGCATTCTTCTGCTGCTATCAACTCACTTAATAATACGTTCTCTCTTCTCACCCTTGATAACAAGGATGAAGTTAAGAAACGTATTACAGAGTGTTCTGATGTTCTTGACCTCGGACATCTTTTCGTTAATAACAAGCCTTCATACTCTTCCGAAATTGATGAGAATGATGCCAAGGATATTATGAATGGAGCCTACAAGGAGGTTTCCGCTTCTCTTCTTGCATCTTATAAGCAGACCGTAAATGCTACGCGTGATGAGCTTCTTATGAAGTTTGATTCTAAGATTGCTGAACTTCTTGAAATCAAGAAGGCTGAGGAAGAGCGCAAGCGTAAGGAAGAGGAAGCTCGCAAGGCTGAAGAGGAGCGTAAGCGCAAAGAGGAGGAAGCACGTAAGGCTGCCGAGGAAGAGCGCAAGAAGCAGGAGGAGATTCAGCGTATCAAGGACGAGGAGGAGCGCAAGCGCAAGGAGGCAGAGCGGAAAGCTGCCGAGGCTGAACGCAAGGCAAAGGAAGCCGAACTGAAGGCTGCTGAGGAAGAGTGCAAACGTAAGGAAGCAGAAGCTGCCGCTGCTGAGGCTGAACGCAAGGCTAAGGAAGAGGCTATCCGTAAGGCTGATGAAGCCGCCAAGGAAGAGCAGCAGAGAAAGCTTGCTGCTGAGCAGGAGAAGCGTGATGCAGAGAATGCAGCCCAGCACGCTACTGCACAGGCTCAGTCGCTCTTTGCCCAGACTTCCGTTGGAGAAACAGGTAAGCAGAAAATTAAGGTAACAAAACGCCTTGTTGTTACCGACAAGAATGCCTGGCTCGACATAATCCAGCAGTGGTGGACGATTGAAGGCTCCAAGATGTTTCCAGACAAGCTTGCTTCCAGATTGGAGTTCATGCGCAAGGCGTGTGAGAAACACGCAAACAGCGAAGAAGAGTATATCGTTTCTCCTTATATTAAATATGAGGATGAGGTAACGGCTAAGTAATATGGCAGAACAACCGTTTGACCCTTATTATTCTCGTGGTGAGGTCTCCAATTCGGACCTCACTGCGTTGAAGTTTGCCCTGAACCCGCAGCTCAACTTCGTAAAGGAAGAGGACAAGAGAAAGGCTTTCCATCTCGGAACTCTCGTTGACGCTCTCGTTACCGAACCGGAAAAGTGCAATCATTACGCCATGACGGTTGATGACGAGAAATATACGGAGAAGGATTGGAAATGGGGTCTAGACCGGCTTGCTGTTCTGAAGAAACAGGCAACGAAGGATAGGTTCCTTGATTTCGTCCTGAAGAATGCGGTCGGTCAGAAAACATTCATCAATCCGCACATGAAGATGGAATACCAGGGCTTCGAGTTCGAGCTTCCGGTACGCTGCAAGTTCGACTGGTGGCTCGGCGAGTTTGGCGGTGATTTGAAGACCACCGCAGCTACGTCACAGGAGCAATTTGAGGCTCAGATCGATTTCGTAGATTGGGATAGAAGCCGTGCGTGGTACATGGACCTTACGCACAGTATAGACCCAAGATACGGAAACCAGGACTTTATCTTTGCGGTCTCCAAGACCAAGAAGAAAGTATTCTATAAGAAGATTGAACGTGGTGACGAGTTGTATTTGCGTGGTAGGGAGAAGGCTCTTGAATGGGCTTTCCGCATGTGGTGTTTATTATAATTTATTATTATGTCAGATAAACCGAAATTATACGATTATCAAGAAGAAGGTGTGCGCATGGAGCTTGCCATGAAGCGCTGTATTAATGGCGATGACATGGGAACCGGTAAGACGGTTCAGTCTATCGTCGCCATTGAACGTGCAAAGGCAACCCCCTGTCTTGTTGTTTGCCCTGCTGCACTTAAGGTTAATTGGGAACGAGAGATAAAGAAGTTTACGAACCTCCGGCCTCTCATTCTTACCGATTCTGTCAATGCGACATACGGATATCATCTTACTAAGATGAACCTGTATGATGTAGTGATATGCAATTACGAGTCGCTTGCAAAATACTTCGTCGTAAGCCTCGGTCCGAAACCGTTACGGCTGAAAAACTTCCTGTTTCGTGATGAACTGAAGATTATCAAGTCTGTGATTATCGACGAATCTGCAAGAGTCAAGGATCCATCAACAAGGCAGTCTAAAATTATCATGGGATTGTGCCAGGGTAAGGAGTATATCTATGAGCTTACAGGTACACCCGTTGTCAATCACGCAACAGACCTGGCCTGCCAGCTTGCTATCCTCGGTCGCCTGAACGACGAGTTCGGAGGTTTTGGTGAGTTCTGCAACAGGTACGGTGAGAACGAGAATCTTGAAGAGCTTAACCGGAAGATACACGAAACGTGTTACTTCCGCAGAGAAAAGAAAGATGTTCTTAAGGATTTGCCGGATCTGACCAGAACGACCATCAGTGTCGCCCTCGACCCGGAAACGCAGGAAGAGTACGATACCTGTCAGAAAGACCTGCTCACGTTCCTTCTCGAATACAAGAGCTGCTCCGAGGAAGAGGCTAGGAAAAAGCTGAGAATGAAGGCTCTTGTCAGGTTTATGAACCTTCGCTCGATATCCGGACGAGGAAAAATGAAGGCGACTATAGAGTTTCTCCATGACACCGAAGAACAGATAATCGTGTTCGCCGAGCATCGTGATGTCGTTAGTGCAATCAAGAAAGAGTTCCCTGATGAGGTTTGCACCGTAACCGGTTCCGATAGCCAGCAGCAGAAGCAGTGGGCTATTGATTCTTTTCAGGCCAGGAAAAAGAGAATCATCATCTGTTCCATCAAGGCAGCCGGCGTAGGCCTTACGCTTACGGCTTCTTCCAATGTGGTGTTCGTCGAGCTCCCATGGACGATGGCTGACTTATCGCAGTGCGAATGCCGTGCCTATCGTAACGGTCAGAAGAATGCGGTTACATCGTGGATTCTCATGGGTGCAAATACCATCGACGGCTATCTTTATAGCTTGATTATGCAGAAAGGATCAATAGCATCGAAGGTTACGGGCGAACAGGACTCCGCTATCAAGGATGCAGCTTATTTTGACGAGCTGGCCGATTTGGTTTTACAAAATTCTTTAAATAAAAAATAATGGAAATTCAAGGAAAAGTTATTGCCGTTTTGCCTGAAAGAAGCGGCGTTTCTGCAAGAGGTGAGTGGAAGTCTCAGACTTATGTAATAGAAACACAAGAGCAATATCCTAAGAAGATGGCTTTTGATGTTTTTGGAGCGGATAGAATTGCTAGTTTTGGTATTCAGCTCGGTGAGGTTATTAACGTTAGCTTTGATATTGATGCACATGAATATCAGGGCAGATATTTTAATCAGATTCGTGCTTGGAACGTTGTTCATCAAGCGCAGCAAGCTCCTGTACAAGGTGGCCAGTCTAGCGCACAAGCAGCACAACAAGCTATGGCAAGTTCTGCTAATGCTGCTGGCGTGGCAAACCCGACGAATCAGCAAAATCTGTTTCCACCAGAACAGCAGTCAGCACAGCAGCAAGCACAGCAACGAGGGAACTCTGATGACCTTCCCTTCTAGTGTAGAAATAATCAAACGAGCATTCAACGCTTATGTGGTTCAACCTGAAAAATGCGTTTGAACTTGAAACGTTTAGGACAAAAGTAGCCGAGTTGGAGAACAAAGGCGCGATGGTAGAGCTGAAAGAAAAACGTGGACGTTCTTTGAAGCAGAATGCCTATCTTCATTTGCTCCTATCTGCATTCGGTCTCCAATACGGCTACACTCTAGACGAAGTTAAGACGCATTTCTATAAGCTGGTAGTGAACAAAGATATATTCCTCAGAGAAGGGATTGATAAATTCACAGGAGAATGCTATAAGTATCTCCGTTCTTCTGCTGAACTTACGAAAGACGAAATGAGTAAATCAATTTCTGATTTCAAATCGTGGGCAAAAGAGGAAGCTGGATTTGATTTTCCTAATTCTGATGAATATATCGCACTACTTCATATTCGACATGATATAGAAAGACAACAAAATTACATACAATAGCTTATGATGTTACCAACTAATATACGTCAGAAGTCAGGCGAGCTATTCCCGAATGACTTGGAAAAGCAGAAAATCTTTTGCATGGGCGCTGCGTTCTCGTTAGGCAAAGATTTATCCGACTTTGAGGAAGAAGAGCAGCAGGAGGAGATTTACCCTTGCAAAGAAGCTCTTGAAATGTGGCTCGCATACAAGAAAGAGAAACGGCAGACTTACAAGCCACGTGGTCTTGCGGCTCTTAAAAAGAAACTTCTACAGTTGTCAAATGGAAATCCTGAATACGCAAAGGTTATTGTTGAGTATTCTATGGGCAACAACTATACAGGGTTGTTCGCTCCTAAAAACAATGGTGTAAACAGTTATGAACAACAGCAACGAACTTTCAACAAGATCAACTCAATCCTTGCCGGATGAGTACAAAAAGGCAATCGAGGAATTTGGCGCGCAATACGCTTTGTTCTTGAATAAATACCCGACTCTTCAAAAGGGAATCAGCAGCGTTCCTACGGTGTATGACTCTGTAAAGAACGGCGGACTTTCGTTTGTGGAAATCGATAAGTATTTCAAGGATGGGGCAAGCGAATGGTGGATCAAAACGATGGTCATAGACTTATTTATGGTCCTTGGTGCGTTCGATGCCACTACTCCTTACCAGTTTAAGGCGATTGCTCAGAGAATCAGGCAGGAGTACTACCATGTTACACCTAGTGAGCTCACAAGGTTCTTCTATGAGTTCTCGATGGGCGAGTATGGAGAAACCTATGTCGGTAAGACTGTGAATCCTCAGCGACTTTTTATAGCTCTCGACAAGTATATGTGCAAGGTATACGAAAAGAGAGCCGAGATTGAGAGTCAAAAGAATGTATTACGTCAGAAGAAAGCGGACGAAGAAGCTAGGAGAAACGCCGTATCTTATGAAGAGTACTGCCGAATGAAAGGTTTTGATATTAAGAAATCTCCTCTTGAGGTTTTAAACAGAAAGCTTGAAAAAGAATCAAAACGAGGCAAAAATGGCAGACGTAAGTAAAATGGCAGAGGAATGGCTCAGTGAGCACCCTGATGCGACAAAGAAAGAAATATGGATGGCCGGTTATTGGAAATCTACCGATAACTGGTGCAACCGAACCAAATGAATTTTAGAATTATGACACAGAAAGAACGTATTGAGAACGCTACCACAAAACAGGCGGTAGTGTTTATTGGTGTTTATTCTTGGGTTATCCTAAGAAATATAGGAAGAGCAATCAACAAGGCAGTTCACAAGCTGCCCTGGTTGTTCATCGTGATAACGGTAGTAATATCATTCATCGTTAGCTTCGTCTTTATCTCTAAGGCTAGGGCAGAACGAGATAGCTACAACCAGAAGCTTGTACACGCGACACAGCAGCTCGATAGCTATATGGCTGCATACGGAAACATAAAATCAAAGTAATTATGAAGAGATACAAACATACAATAGTAATTATCCTGCTCGTTATTGCAGCTTTCGTCGCAGGTTACGGATTCATCTGCTTTATGATTGAACACGTTTTCCTTTCGCTCCTGATGGTCTTCTGCATCAGTTGTGCATTGGCAGTAGAGAGGGAGGTGTAGCATGCAGACAGGATGGAATCCAAACTTCTCCAGACCGGTGTTGGCTAGAATTCCGGTCAAAGTACCAACCGAAGAGCAGGTGAATCGCTTCTATATGCTCTTCTATTCTATGGTCGGCGGTTTTGCCTCAATCGTTCAGACGCAAATCACCGATACGTACAACCTCATCAAGGAGGACAAGAAGATCTTCCGCTTCGAGGCTAAGAAGAGAATCACGGAAGCAAAGGAGTGCTCTGACGAACTCATCGATGCCTTCATGCACTATATGAAGGAATGCGGAATGTCCCAACTCTGGATGGATATGACTGATAACATCGAGGATGACTTGAAGCTTGATGTCCAGAAATGCTTTTATGCCATCGATAACCAGTTCCTCAAGCATCACGTCAAAGAGCATAAGATGTACACAATGCTCCTGATGTCGGAACTGATGAGCAGTATGCTTGTAAGCTCGGTAGAACGCTTTTCCGAGATGATGGATAAGTACAACGGTATCCACGCCGTAAATATCGCAGAACGCTTCACGAATCCTATCCGGGGAGTTTATGCTCGTATGCGCAATGCTATGGAGATTCTCTACCCGGTCAAGGTTGATGATGAAGTATTCTCCGAATGCCCGGACAAGTTCAACCTCGGCTTCGAGATTATCGGTCAGAAGGTGCTCGACTGGAAACGAGCCGAGAACGCCCTAGCAAATGCCTGTATCCTAAACGGCTTCAACCTTAATGCTGATGGTGAGTTCCTGGAGAATGAGCAGGATAACACCGGCACTCCTTGGAATGAGACTCAGACGAGAGCTCTTTCCATCGCTTACCCGAACACTTCAAACAAGAAAATTGCCAGGATCCTCGGCAGAAGCGTTTACGAGGTTACAAAGCAAGCTAAGAAACTCGGATTGAAGAAATCTGAGGAATACCTTAGAGAAACTAGAATAGCTAACTTAAAATGCAAGAAAAATGGAAAATAAATATAACGAGGAGGTGTAACTATGGAAGATTTGCCTATAGGCTCAGAAATCGTATTGAAGGTGGTTGAAAGCGAGAAAGAAGAATGTAATGGCTGTTTCTTTGATGAGATAAGTTGTAACATTTATGAAAATGTCTGCGGTGATTTTAATTGTAGCGCAAGCACTAGAAAAGACGGAAAGGCTGTTCAATTCAAAAGAGTGAAATAATATGGAAGAAAAGATTAACATAGCGGAAATCCTAAAGGATAAGCCAGAAAATACGAAGTTATATTCTCCACTATTTGGAGATGTGTATTTTTATTATGTAGGGGATAACCTTATAAAAGTAGCACATCATGGAAGGATTACAATATTCTTTGATGATGGTAGATATTATAATAATTATCCTGAATCAGAGCCATTATTGTTCCCATCAAAAGAAATGCGTGACTGGCGCAAATTCGATTGGAAGAAGGGCGATGTGTTGAAGGCTGGTTTAGATAACATCTGCATCTTCGATAAGTGGAATAATGACGAATACACAGAGTTTGA